TTAAGTGGACAGCTAAGGATATAAGCCCCACATGCTTGTCAAGGATTCTCACCTTAAAGAGGAGAGTATGATTATCCTTTGAACATACTCTCTGGCTTACTGAAAAATGTTATAGGACAGCCACGTCCCTGGATTTTACTTTGTACACTAGCTTTTTCTTCCTATACGGTACATGTCTTTGATTTCTCTGCACTAATACTTAGGTATAAACTTAACTATAAAAGAATTTCCAGAATACTATTTGCAACTATTATTCCTTCTATTGAGATATAGGTTTATTTATATGCGCTCCTAAGATATAAGCCCCACAAAGTTGACACTGATTCACACAGTGTAGAAATAGAGTAAGCGCATTAATATAGCTATGGAAAACATCACTACAAGCTATGCTAAGAGCTGTCTGATATAATACCTCGTTTTCTCTTACTCTATTAAATACTTTAGTTCTAACGCCTCTGCGCCTTCATACTACGTTTCTAGAACGTCGTAACGCCCCAATTAGGGAGATATACATCATACACGAGTTTTCATATATCATTGTGTTGATATAATAGTTAGATACTAAAGTATTAACACTTATTGTTCAGTTAGTGTTAGACTGTTAAGCACCTCATTAAGCCTATCGAGGTATAGCTAATTATCTTCGCTCTGCTTACTTCGAGCTTGGTTGCTGTCTCTAATAAGATGTGCACCAGTTGGAACCTACAACTGCATCTACCACGTGGATTCATAATCGGTCTTTACTTGTGCATAGTAAATAGGATTATGTTTTTCTTGACTCTGCATTCTGTCGGGCTTGTCACCGGCACTCGGCTGCATTAAGAAAAGAAGTATAATAATATAGTCCTTAGCGCTACCTAAGTCTTTATAAGGGCATACCTAACTTATATTATTATACTTTAACGTGGTTAAATAATGTCTCACGACATAAGTAGATGATTTGCATTTCATAGAATAATTACTTTGCGAATAATTTGTGCATTTTACACCTAAAACTTATAACTACGTAACGCATAGCCTGAATATTACACGTTCTCTATCAGTCCACAGAATTCACTGCTTCACACGGCAGCTGAGTACGCCCTTACGTCTGCCAACTATACTATTATAAGAAACTGGTGCCCTCAATGTCTTGGGATTGTTACACAACTCCGTAGCTTACGCTACTCCGAAGTTATTGAGTTTTTTAAATTGACAGACTATTCTTATTCCCGGTCTGTCAGCGGTAACACGTTGTCGGTCTCTGTGTTAATAAGGTAATGGTTGACCTCCTTGTGGTGCTTGCGTGAAGGTTGGTTGTTGACCTTGTGCTGTAGGAGCTGGAGCTGGTTGTACTACTTTTCCTCCAACTATTTCAGGTTCTGGAGTAGTTGGCATAAGCTGAGGAGCTTTATCTTCTTCAGCTGGTATACAATAAGCACTGAATGCTCTTTGTCCTACTTCTTCAGGAGAACCTCCACGTATCCATTGTTTTTCTCCGAATTCGTCAATGTAATATTGACAGAATATACGTAATGTGGTGTAAAGAATGGGTTTTCCACCTTTCGATACAAGTGAACCAGCTTTGATTGCTTCAGTAGCTGGTCGAGTTGCTGTTGCAGGTCTTGCTGGATGGTCTGACAGATGTTGTTTGTAGAACTTCTGTGGCGGACACCAGTCAATCCAACATCCTGTTACATACTGTAATTCTTCAGGAATTGGTTGGTCTGTTTGTGCTGCTCCTCCATGTTGAATTGACAATAATGGGGTAAGCATGTTTACAATGGGTTGAATGAAACAAGTAAATGTTTGTGGTTCTTCCCAAATACACATTACATTTTGAAGCTTAGCAACTACATATTTAGTGCCTGCATTTTGCTTGCCTGCTTCAACTGTTTTGATTAACGGTTCGATTAATTTATAACGTGCCATGACATGATACACTTACCTATACAGTGTGAGGTTTTTGGTGATTTGTAAATTATAGCTATATATTACTTGATGAGGTAATACATTGAAAATGGGAGAAGTGGAAGAATGTGGGTGAGTGGTATATCATCACTCAAACAATGGCAAACACTATGAATTCCTTCCTGCTTCCCCCAATGGCTGGCAGCTGTGGCTGATTTGCTTCCTGTGCGCAGCCTTTGTGGCAATACTGAGTACTGTGTACTATGTAGTTGCATACATTCACAATCTGCTACATTTAAATAGTTCTATTTTTCTACGTAACTCAATATTTGTACACGCAAATAACATATAATTTGATGCAACAGTAGCACTGTCATAATCATCATGATGTGATATTACTTTGAATGACTCTTTAAGAATAAGCCAATCCCGTACGAATACCTTCCTGTAAGGATAGAAAGACAACATAATAAGCCAATAGCCTATATACAATTTGATTTTGTTAAGCATATTTATAAAGTTTTAGTTAATAATCAAACAAATAAGGGCTATTACAGCCCTTATATTAATCCCAATTGAACCATGCATCAGCATAATCTTCATCTGAATCAGATGGAGTAAATAAACAATCAGATAACATAATAAGTAAGATTTAGTTAATAATCCAATGATTGACAGTGGTAGCTGATTTGTATTCTGTTGCATTTTCATAAGTAAACATAACAGACCTACCGGGGACTTCCCGATTTCTAACAGGGGTGGGGGATTTGTTTTGTGGTAGTCCACACACGGGCATTTATGCCTCTAAATTTTTTTATAAAATTTGTTAAATTTTTGTAATTATTATTAATCAATGCGTTATAATAGTATGAACATTGAGTATAAAATAATAGGTAACACTATTCCTTTTAGTAAGTCTATAGAGTTATATAAGAGATCTGCTTACATAGGACCTACAGATGATGGATGGTCTGAAATAGTAAAAGTAGATGAACAGTATTACGTGGTACAACAAGGTCTGCCAGAGTATGAAGGGCACGTATATATGATACCAGTAGAAATAATAGAAGATAAAATTTAACTAATATGAAACTAATAGAATCTAGCGTACAGATAATTGAGGAGAAAGATCCTTATAAGATGATAGAGTTAGCAGGGAGAACTTGTTATAAGAGTGAGAATAATATAACAGAAGATAGTGCTAAAGAGTTTGTAGATCGTATGATCAAGTTAGGGCATGGAGCTATACTAGAACACGGTACTATTTATCTTACTATTGCTAAGACAGCTATGAACATTGGAGATCCTATATTCTATATTAGAAATAAGTACTCTAAAGTAAATGAAGATGATTATTTCTATTATATAACTACTAATATGCGTGTTATAGTAGAGAATAATAGATTAGATGATTTACAATATCAAGTAGAGCCTACAGAGCATCATGAGATACGTATTACAGCGAAATTTATATGTGATAGAGGAGTAAGTCATGAGTTTGTAAGACATAGAGTATTTAGCTTTGCACAGGAGTCTCAAAGATATTGTAACTACTCTAAAGATAAATTTAATAATGAAATTACCTTTATTATGCCTTCTTGGTGGAATTATAACAACTCTATAATAGAATCTGGAGAAAGATATCTATGTGAGATACTACAGAAATGTGAAGACTATTATAAGTCATTACTGGACATGGGTTATAAACCACAAGAAGCAAGAGCTGTACTCCCTAATGCTACTAAAACAGAACTAGTAATGACAGGTTTTGAAAGTGATTGGGAAAATTTCTTTGAACTTAGATGTAGTAAAGCAGCTCATCCTGATGCACAGAAGTTAGCTAATGAGCTAAAAGAATTGTTAATAAATGTTAAAAAGTATTAACATTATAGCGTTAAATAATCATAAATAATGTTAATAAATGTTAAAGAAAAGGTAACATAAATAGCATATTAGACGTTTATAGGGGAGTAAGAGGGGTTAGGCTACTAATACAGACTAATAAGTTCTATATCATAAGTAAGCCATACATAACTACTCTTACTCTAGATAAATTAATTATACTACTTTACTTAAGATAATACATATGAATAAAGAAACTAAAGTTGATAAAGCCTACTCTGGAAAGATAATATATCATGGTAATAAACCTTATCAGTTAGTACCTGAGTTGCATAAAGGTATGTGTGAAGGTTGTAGTTTATATCATAATAGTTGTCCTCCTAGAGTTACTAATTACTGTACTCAAGGTTATATACTTAAAAAGATTATACTATGGCAGAAATAAAAGCAGTAGAATATTACCCTTCAAACAAGGGTCTGAAGAATATTTACAGCAAGTTCCTAAAATTTGGTAGTACTGAAGACTTTGATAATTTAATTCTCTTTTATACCAATGACATAAGAGAAAAGGTGATAAACTCTTATATAGAAGACGGAGAGGATAAAGAGACAGCTCAATTCATAGTTGATTATTTTGAATATATTTATGGGAAGCGAGAAGAGCGGGAAGAAGAATGATTTCCAAGATGGTAAACTAAGATGGGATTTACTACCTTTAGAAGAGATTGAAGACATAGTAAAGCTTTATACAGCTGGTTCTATTAAGTATGGTGATAATAACTGGCAAGGCTTAGAAAACGGTTATCAACGTTATAAAGCAGCTATGTTAAGACACTTACTTGAGTATGAAAAAGGAACTAAGATTGACGAAGAAACTAAAGTAAATCATTTGGCTGCTGTAGCTTGGAATGCAATAGCTATGCTTTACTTAGATAAGCATGGAAAGGGAAAAGTAAATGACAATAAATGATCCAGAATTGGCAAGAATAATAAAGAATAAACTGCCTATAGATATAAATGGCAAACAGTTTATAGTAGAATCATCTAAAGGAGGTAAATGTGATGGTTGCTACTTTCAAAGTCAGTTAACTTGCCCAGTTAAAGCAGTTACTTACTGCACTTCTAATGGCGGTAATATACTTAAAATAAAGCAATAAAATAAGAACCTATGACTATACTTTACGTTATAGTATTAAACTAAGTTAAAGAATATGAACGAAGATAAAGTATTAGAAACAGTTTTAGAGAAACTTAATTATACCTTCTTAAAGGATGCGTTGGTGAAGCCTTTAGATCCTATTATGGTTACTAAGGAAATTACAGAGCAGATTCCTACAGGAGAGAAGGACGAAGAAGGATATAATAAGTATGAAACAAAGACAGAAACAAAGGAAGTAGAATCTGAATGGGCTACTGGCATTGTTTTAGCATTGCCATCTTCATATAAAGAAGATGAATTAAATATCGGAGATAAGGTAGTATATAATAAGAAATTTGCTAAAGATTTCGATCTGTTCAAGAATAGTCAATTAGTCAAAACCTATGACGTGATAGCGATTTGTAAATAATCAATATTTATACATACATGACATTTTTATTATAAATATTCTGGATAAACCCCGGCTTTGGCTGGGGTTTTTCTTTATACGTACTTTAAATGTTAACAAATGTTAAAAAGTATTAACAATTTTTTAACATAACCGTTTTAGTGATATGGAAGAAAAACAATGGTTATTAGCAATATTAATAGGTGTATTTGTATTGTGGGCCTGTAAAAAGTTAGAAAGATGAAAAATTTAAAAGTAGTAAAAGAAGACGGATTCTTTAAGAAAGGCGATATTCTTACATACGATGAAGAACTTGATGCGTATACTCTTGATATTACAAGTGGCGATAAGTTCAGATCGGCTATGTTAGATCCTATAACAGCAGACGAATTAGTTGAAAAAGAAATTATGGTCAAGGTATCTTCTTCTAAAGAAATCGAAGAAACTATTAACTTCTTAAATGAGAAGATTGAAGAGTATAAACAGAATCTTAAGGACACACAAGATAAGTTTGAAAAAGGAGAAATGCAACCTTGTGTTAAGGTAGAGGCTGAGACTGTACTTTATAATTTGATTAAATTTGCAGATAACGTTAAAGCTAGATTAGAAAATGAATAAATTGGTTAAGGGAGTATCTAAAACCGATTTATACAATGAATTTCTAAGAAGCCTTAATGGTATCCTTAAACTTACTGATAGGGAGTTAGAACTATTATCTACATTTATACAAATAGATATAAATACTCCTAAACTCCCCAATATCAGTAAGAATGTAATTAGTACTGAGAATAGAAAGTATATCAGAAAAACCCTTGGTATTACTCCAGATAACTTAAGTAGATATATTACTAAATTTAAGAATTCTGGTATACTTGTAAAAGGTAAAATTGAGGATGAAGTAATAGTTAATAAGGCTTTAATACCAGAAGTAATCGGTGATAGAGTACAAATAACTATAATTTTAAGATTGAACAAAGATGAAAATACAATCAACAATGCTTGAGCCTGGATCTATTGTAGTTTGGAAAGATTATAGCTTACTTAAGAAGATTTGGTATAATATCTCAAGAAAGAATCTTCCTTATAATAAATTTACTCTTATTACTCAAAAAACAGAACTCTTAAGTATTAATGGTAATTTTGATAATGATACTGCTATATACGAACCTATACGTAAGTATAGTAAGTTAGAAGCAAATAAATTAGCCGTTATAACAGGTAGTTTACGTTATTCTAATAACTGGCTAGATATAGCTGACATTATTAATGTAATTAGACCAAATACTATAAGTAGCTCTATTACTTTAGATGAATGTAAGTATTACAGGAAAATAAATTTCAATGAAAAATCAACCAAGTATATATACTAAGTTAAGTAATAGATATAATCTACCGTATCATGTTATTGAGGTAATATGCAATAGCCCATTTAGATTTGCTAATGAAGCTATTACAAATATGGAAGATAAAGCTATCAGATTCACATATTTAGGTAAAATTAAGTTAAAGAAGCAGTATGAAAAGAAAAATTGACAAATACGATCCTGTAGTTTATCCTAGATTACTTTGGGTTGCTACTGAAATTACAGATCTAGATAAGATGTTTGTATTCTGTAATATAAATGATTTTACTAAAGAGAATCCAGATACCTATAAAAATCTAGTAGAAGATTATGAAACAGGATGTACTAGTGCTATGACAATACCAGTAATACACAAGAATTCAGGAAGATCTGGTGTATTAGTACTTATTTTTGATCTAAATAGTGATGATTTATCAAATACTATACCTCATGAGGCAACACATGTTACAGATTATATATTCGATAGTCTTGGACTATCAGCAGATGTTTTCAGCAGAAATGAATGCTATGCTTATTTACTTGGTTGGGCAGCAAGTTGTATCAGTAGTAGCGTAATTAAATTTAATGAGTAATGACAAAGGAAGAAAGTATAACGATGTGGAACATTGAGAAAAATAGTGCAGATAGTTCTACATTTACAAAGAAGATGAAGAAATTATTCTCTAAAGTAGAAGAGTTGATAATGTCTGGAGAATTGATGTATGATCAGTTTAGTGGAGATATGTTAGATGCTGTAACAGATATGATTATAGATAATACTAACAAAGGAGCTACACTTGATAGAGCAGATCAGATAGACTACTTATGTGATAAATTATATGAAAAATATACGCAGCAATATAACAACTCAGAGTCTGGAAAAGGAGATAGCATAGTTTCAGAAGATACTACAAAAGTACAAGACTAATCCTGATTATGTAAATCCTAATATACCAAAGTAGTTGGCTGAAAGTATATTATATAGACTGAGTAAAGAATATTATTTAGGTTATAGAATTGATTAAAAATTAGACATTATGAATAAATATATTTTAAGTAAAAGAAATATCATAATAAAATTAAATACTGATACATTAGACGTAGATTTTGTAGAAAATTCTTATGATATAGATCGTATATGGTTTATTGAAGAAGACGGCATTATTGTAAGAGAAGGTGAAGAATATGAAGTAAAAAAAGGTGATATTGTTTTACTCATGTATCGTATTGAAGGCGGAGGAAAAGGAGAAATCATTATTATTAATAATAACGATTTGAGCAATTATTACGAACGTAAGAAGGAGTATCTTAAAAAAGAGAGAAACAGAAATAGTGAGAAAAAAATATGTGATAGTTGTGAACCAGCTTGTGAAGGCGTCGGATAATTACTAAAATATGGATAAATTATTAATAGATAAATATGGAAACAAGTTTCTATATGATATAGAAACTAATTCTCTTAAGATTATTCCTGATGACTTTGATATTAGATGTGCATTCTTTGCTGAATAGCCAGGTCAAGTAGTTACTGATACTGAAGTAGTAGACTACAACAAAGGAGATTTAATACTACACTTTGTTAACTGGAATGGTGTAGATTACGATAGTAAAGTAGTAGTATGTACTGATTTAATAGCTAAAGATGATATTAGCAGATGGTTTAAAAGCTTAACTAAGAAAATAGAAGTTAATGAAACTATTTGATATAATTGGAGGAAAAGTAGTTATTCATTCTGATGCTTTAGGTATCCCGTGCTTTAAAAGAGTATGGGATACTGATAAGCCAGATAAAGAACATGCTACAAAAGTAATCAGTTATATTGTGCTTATGAATAAATGGAATAGCCCTTATGTTCAAAGTATGGAAGCTGATACTAGAGAATCCAAATTGAAAAAGGAAATATTTGGTGATGAAAACTACCAACTTACTGCTGAAGAAACTAGCTGTGAGAACGACTATAAGGTATTCTGCCATACTCGTACATTGGAGATGCTTGATAACATGAGACTTAAACTAGACAGTATTAGTAAGTATTATAAGGAATCCCTTGACGATACTTTAGATGAAAAGAAAATTAAAGACTTATTAGCAGGTATGACATCAGTAGGTAATGTACTTAAAAGTATTGATACTTTAGAGAATATGGTTAAGTCTGAAGAAGTAGCTATGGGTAAAGTTAAAGGTGATGCTAAGGTTAATCCTTATGAGTTGGTGAAATAATACATTAATTTATAACCTAAATTAAACAATACGTTTTAAGAATAAACTAAGCAAATTATGAAAACAAAATTGATTATTACGTTTGATTTGACTAAAGATGGTGCAGACTTCTGGGAACAAGTTAAAGAAGTAGACGCTGTATTATGTAAGGTAGTTGTTAAGAAGCCTTGGTATAAGAGACTATTTAGTTGGTTCTAAATACACTTGCCATACGTAGAGGCAATTAAAATATATCTACGTGCACTGGGGAGTTGCATAACGGTAGTGCTGGAGATTCTAAACCTCTGTATGAGTGGGTTCGATTCCTACCTCCCCAACCAATATTCATATAAACTTGCAGATATGACATATAGAGATATAGATCCAAAATTAGCTGGTATATACATTATCAAAAACAACTTAAATGGTAAATGCTACATTGGTCAAAGTGTTAAAATTAGATCAAGAATAAAAGACCATATGAGAAATGCTAAAAACGGTAAATTAGACTTACCTATTTATAGAGCAATAAACAAATATGGTTTTCATAACTTCACAATAGATATATTAGAATCATTTATTCCGGATGCAGATATGACTAATACAGATCTAATTAAACAATTGGATCAATTAGAAATAAAATACATAGAAGAATACAACGCATATACAGATGGATATAACTGCACTAAAGGTGGTGATTTTGGAGTTTTAGGTCTCAAAATGACAGAAGAACAGAAAAAGAAAGTATCTGAAAATTCTAAAAAACTTGTTGCATCTGGAGTCTTTGGTAAGCGAGTTTATCTATACAATTTTGTAGAAAAGTATTACATATATGCATGGACAATAAAGGATGCGGCTTCTATTACCAAATTAAGTCGTTCTAATATTGGTAGATTGTGTAACAATACCTATATTCATCCTTTCTGTAATAATTTTATCGCAGCTTCTACTAAAGAAGAACTAGAAGACAAAAAGTCTAAAATTCCTGAATGGTTAGAAGAATATGAAAAGAACAAAGCTACTCTAGTTGAAAGACATAGAAATGATAAAGTTTATTTCGGAAATTCTAATTGGATTAAAGGAATGGTAAGCCTTAATAAAGGCAAAAAGATGTCAGAAGAACAGAAGGAAAAATTAAGAATAGCATCTACTAAGTATCTAGTTTATCAGTACACACTAGATAATGTATTAGTTGCTACTCACATAGGAATGCACAATGCTGCAAAATCTGTGAATACTGATTATAAGTCAATACAAAGAGCTTGTAATGGTAGAGCTAAAACATGTAAAGGCTATATTTGGAAGAAAGAATTAATGCAGTCTGACTGCAAGCAGACTGCTTAGAATACTAGTCCTTTGAAACTATAATAGCAGAAGGAAACTTGTTGGATAGGTAGTTATCGTGAACAGGTAGTCTGGGGTAAACATCAGCCCAGGTAAGGAGTACTAAATATAAGGCGTATAAACCTCAGCTTAAGAAACTGAGTTGCAGTCACTGGAAATCTCCTTATAAGTAGTTTATCAGAAAAACTGTAATGTAGTATATTCAAACTGCACGTTAAATATTAAAGGATTTGGGCGCAGAAGTGCGATCCGTACTGATAAACTACTTAAAAAATATTGAAGCTTTTGAGGAGCAACGTAACTTCCTAAGTCACTTACTATCTGATCAATAGTAAACACAGCTAATGAAGGACTGGATCGTAAGCCAGCGTGTTAAACAGGTGTCACGTATAAACCTGTGTACTGCGGATTGGTGAAAAGGTATCATTGGTGGCCCATAACCATCGGTTCCCGTTCGAGTCGTGGGTCCGCACTATATGTTAAACATGTTTTTTATTTTAATAAGTTAGGAAGGGGTTCGTTGTGAAACGCGCCCCTTTTTTAAAATAAATATGGTAGACTTTAATAAGAAAATAGTAAATAGTAATAAATTTCGTTAGGCTTCAATATAGTTCCTAAATACAGGACAATACTGTCAGTATCCAGAAGGAACCACGGAATTTTACAAATTCTGGGATGAAGAAAGAGATAGATGTATTAATGGTTATACTGCTGATGATGGAGACTTTATCAGTGGATATAACTATTTTTATTTAAACTATTGTCCTATATCTAGAATAGTTAATCATATTACTACTGATAAGTTAGGTAATACAGTAGTAAAACGTGTTAATGAGGTTAGCTTTCCTGATTTTTGGGATTATGACTATTACTATTTTAATGCGGTATAGGAAGCAGAAGAAGTAGGTAAACACTTATGTTTATTAAAGTCACGTAGAAAGGGTTTCTCTTATAAAGGAGGAGCTATGGCTTGTCGTAACTATTACTTAATTCCCAATAGTAAGACATTTATATATGCATCAAATAAATAGTATCTAACTGATGATGGTATTCTTACTAAAGCATGGGACTATATGGACTTTATAGATAAGAATACAGCATGGGGTAAGAAGAGATCTGTTAATACTTAGATGCGTAGGCGTGCTGGTTTCTACACTAAAGATGATTACGGTAATGTAATAGAAATGGGTTATAAATCAGAGATTATTGGTGTTACTCTAAAGGATAATCCTGATGTAGTTCGTGGTAAGAAAGCTAATCTTATTTTGTTTGAAGAGGGAGGTTCTTTCTCAGAATTAGGGGCTGCATGGTAGATTGCAAGACCGTCAGTAGAAGTGGATGGTATAGCATTCGGTACTATGATCGTATGGGGAACAGGTGGTGACGAAGGTTCTGCATTTGAAACTATGAAGGATATGTTCTATAATCCCGATGGTTATAACTGTTTAGGATTTGATAACATATGGGATGAAACAGCTACTACTAATAAATGTGGATTCTTTGTACCTCAATATACTAACCTTGATATACGTGATAAAGAAGGTAAACGTATATACATGGATGAGGATGGTAATACGTTTAGAAAAAAGTCTTTAGAACATATATTAGCCGAAAGATAGATAGTAATATCTAATGCTACTAGTAATGCAGCAGTAGACCGATATGTAGCAGAGAGACCTATTACTCCTGCTGAGGCTATGCTAGAATTTAATGGTAATATATTTCCTAAAAAAGAATTATAGGAATAGCTATCTTTACTTAGAACTAATAAGAAACTATAGAATCATAAATAGGTAGGAGATCTAGTATAGCAACCTGATGGTACCATTAAATGGGTAATTAAGAAGACTGGAGACATAACTCACTATCCTTTAAGAACTAAAAGAGATGAAACTACAGGAGCTCTAATAGGAGATGATCCAACTGGATCTATAGTGATATGGGAGCATCCTAATAAAGATGCTAGTCCTGGATTATACATTGCGGGTGTCGATAGTTATGACTATGATGAATCAAGTACTACGTCTCTAGGTTCCTGCTTTATATATAAGCGTGTTCAATCTATAGAACAATATTCAGATATTATAGTAGCTGAGTATACTGGTAGACCTAAATCAGCAGAAGAGTTTTATGAAAATGTAAGAAAATTATTGTTATATTACAATGCTAGAGCAATGTATGAAAATCAAAATAAAGGTATATTTGTTTACTTTACTAATAAGCATTGTGATTACTTACTAGCTGACCAACCTGATATTATTAATGACATTGTTAGTAATTCTAAAGTAAATAGAAAAAAAGGTTGTCATATGAATAAACAGATCAAATAGTGGGGTTGGGGTCTTATAAAAGACTGGCTTAATGATATTAATGCTGATGGAAAGAAAAATGTATACAACATTATGTCAGAACCGCTATTAGAAGAGCTTATAGCTGCTAATGATGTAGTCAACGTGGATAGAGTAATGGCGTTGACACAGGTAATGATATATAGAGAATAGCTCTATAATGTTAAAGTAAAAGAAGTAAAAAAAGAGAATAGAAATAGGGTACTATTTGATGGCCCTATATTCACTCAACAGTGGTTTCGTGACGACGAAATGGCTGATAATATAGAAGCATATATGTTTTAATTATGAGAAATATTAATCAATTTCCCTTATAGAGACTACCTATGTCTAAGAAGACTCAAGACTGGAAAGAAGCTTGTGTAGACTACATAGCGGGACATAGTCAGGGTAGTTCTAGAGATGGTAATAATAGAAGCCGCAAAGAGGAAATGTAGACTTACTATGATCTTTATAATAGTATATACAGCGAGAAAGATCTTAAGTACGTTACTAATCCGTTCAAACAATAGGATGGATTTCCAGCTATGGCTCAGGACTACAATATAATAAAACCAAAAATTGATTTACTTTTAGGAGAAGAAACTAAAAGACCGTTTAACTTCAGAGTAGTACATACTAGTGATATAGCTACTAGCGAAATACAGGATAAAGCTAAACAAATGATTGTTGATTATATTCAAGCAACAATCATGAGTAAACTAGGACCTGAAGAACAAGCTAGGTATCAAGAAGCACTGCAATCTGGAGAAATAATGACTCCTGAGTAGATACAAAAGTACATAAGTAAAGACTATAAAGATATTGCTGAAATAACTGCATATCATAGTCTTAATTACTTAAAGAATAAATTAAATATTACTCATGAGTTCTTTAAAGGGTGGAAAGATGCTTTAATAGGTGGAGAAGAAATATACTATGTTGGTATAGTAAATGGAGAACCATGTTTGCAGCGTATCAATCCAATATACTTTGATTATGATTCAGATACTTCTGACTTAGAGTTTATACATGAGGCTCAATGGTGCTGTTATGAGATGATTATGTCTCTCACTGAAGTATATGATAGGTTATATGATAAAATGTCAGAAAAACAACTAAATGAGTTGCTAGACATGATGGATGATCGCTCTAAAGGTGGTGTAACTCCAGAAGTAAGAAAAACATCTTTAGACTATCCTCACATTAAAACTCACAGTATAAATGGTTTTAGTTCTAATCCTTTTGAAGAAGCTGATAATATACACGTATGGCATTGCTGTTGGAAATCTTTAAAGAAGATTGGTTTTGTCAATATAATTAATCCTGAAACAGGTATGCCAGAAGAGTATCAAGTAGATGAAACCTATAAAGAAACAGGTAATGAACTTGATGTTGAATGGAAATGGATTATTGAAGTATGGGAAGGATATAGAATAGGACAAGATATATATGTTGGTATATAGCCTGTTGAGTACTAGCATATATCTGCTGATAATCCTAATGCTCAAAGATTACCATATACTGGAGTAATATATAACAATACTAATAGTAGACCACGTAGTCTTGTTAGTATGATGAAGCCACTACAATATATGTATATTGTACTATGGTATCGTCTTGAATTAGCTATGGCTAGAGATAAGGGTAAAGTAGTTACTATGGACATTACTTAGATACCTAAGTCTATGAATATAGATGTAGCTAAGTGGATGCATTATTTATCAGCCCTTGGAGTTAACTTTGTAAATCCTTATGAAGAAGGTTGGGATATTCCAGGTAGAGAAGGTGGTAAGCCTAGTCAGTTCAATTAGATATCAGCGCTTGATCTTACTATGGCTAATACTATAGACTAGTATATTAATCTAATGGTTAAGATAGAATCTATGTTATCTGAAATATCCGGAGTAAGTAAACAAAGAGAAGGTTCTATTTCATCTAATGAATTAGTAGGTAATGTAGAAAGATCTGTAGTATAGTCAGCTCATATTACTGAACCTTGGTTTTGGGTTCATAATTAGGTAAAAAAAGAATGTTTAACTATGTTATTAGACACAGCTAAACATGCTTGGAAAGATAACAAGACTAGTATACAGTACGTATTAGATGATGCTACTAGAGCATTTTTAACTTTATCAGATGATTTCTTCTATGAAGATATGGATATATTTGTAGAAGATACTACTAAGAATCAACAGCAGATAGAAGCTCTTAAGAACTTAATGCAACCTGCTATGCAAAATGGAGCTAGTTTACTTGATATAGCTGAGATTATTACTATGGATAATGTCACTATGATTAGAAGTAAATTAGAAGAAATAGAGCAGAAGAGAATGGAATAGCAATAGGCTATGGAACAAGCTCAAGCAGAACGTGAACAGCAAATGGCTCAGATTCAGAATGAAATTAAAGAAGAAGAGCTTATGCTTAAGGAAGCTGAAATGGATCTTAAGAAATATGAGATTGATTCTAATAATGCTACTAAGATAACTGTTGCTCAATTAAATGCTTATAGAGGTGCTGAAAATATGGATCAAGATATGAACGGAATACCAGATCCTATAGAAATAGGTAAACAAGCCATTGAACAACAAAAGGTAAATTCTGATATTGCTTCTAAACAATTTGAGTTCAATAATAAGAAACGTGAAATGGAAATGAAACGTGAAATTGAGAATAAGAAGATTGAGCTTGAAAAGCAGAAAATGAAGCAAGAAATGGAATTACAGAAGTAGAAAGATAAAGCTGCTATGGAACGTGAACAATTAAAAGCACGTACTGCAAAACAGAATAAAGTAGTAGGAGAGAAGTAATATGAATAAATTGAAGAAATTTGGTCTGTATTTATGGCAATTACCACAGAATATAATAGGTAAAATATTATTTATTTTATACTCTGGAACTATTATAAATATAGACGATAACGCCAAAGTAAAAGTATCACCTAATATGAAGGGAGGAATTACACTTGGCAAATACATAGTAGTACATAATCATAAGTATATCAAACATGAATATGGACATACTATACAGAGTAAATATCTAGGTCCATTATACTTGTTAGTAATAGGTTTACCATCTATACTTCATGCAGCTGTACACAAACTGTGGTGTAAAAATGATGACTATTATCATTTCTATACAGAAAAATGGGCTAACAAATTAAGTGATAAATATTATAAAAATTAAGGAGGAATAGATTATGGCATGCGGAAAAGGCGGAAAGAAATCCGGTGGTAAAAAAGGTAAAGGTGGTAAATGATAAGTAATCATGGATAAGCAAGCATTTAAATAGAGAATGCAAAACCTAAAGTCTTACCGGGAGAATAACCCCGGTAAAGGCTATTGGGATTGGAAAGTACAGTCTTTTGAAAATGGTGGAGAAGTAGCTCGTAAATCATTGAAAGATATACGAAAAAAATCAACTATAGGAGACAAACTAGACTATAACGTGATGTTATAGAATCAAAATACTTATTAGAAAGAATTTGCTACTAATTGGTATAAAGAAAGAGCTAAGAATACAAAGTACAGATCTCAATTGGGTGATGGTAAGTTAGATAAAATACTTTCAGATATAGATAAAGCTACCTGGAAGAATCCTACAGAAGCTATGAAAGATAATCTAATTTCACAAGGTTATACTCCAACAGAACAGAATATTAAATCACAATTACAAGCTATTAACGCTAAAGGCACTAAAGGATTTGCAGTACCGAGTATGTATTCATATTATGGAGCTCCTAGAAACACATGGCACGAAGGTATAGGTCATATAGTAGGAGACAATAACCCAGCTATTTTAGATTCTACTCCAAATATAAGTATACCTATAATGATCCACAATATTCAGACTATATAAACCAAGCTAATGAAAAACACGCACAAACTTGGGATTTTAGAGGTAAGAATTAGACTTTAAAGGATGATACTGGTAATTACTACATCGATCCTAATAGATAGCTTAGTTCTGATGATATATAGGAAATGATAGACAAAGGGGCTGTAATTCCTGATTAGTGGAAAGATATTACTACTCAGGATATATCAGATCTAACTAATACTTTCGCTTATAATTATGCAGAAGGAGGTGAAGTAGGTAATCCGGATGATGACTTTACTAAAGCTATTAATACTAAATTAGGTAGAACTCCCGATGGTAGACCTAAAGAGCAAGGACTTAAACCTGTATTTGATCTAGAAAATGCTGCTAATATAACCCCTATAGGAGATGCGTTATCTGCTAGAGATGTGTATAATGCTGTTACAGAAAAAGATTGGACTGGAGCTGGTTTAGCTGCATTGGGAATATTACCATTTATACCAAGTGGATTACGTCAGTTAAAACCAACTGCAAGATATATACCATCAGTTAGTAGAAGTAGAGAATAGGATCTGCTTAATGCTGCATTTGACAACATCAAATAGAAAAGAGAGTATTTATCTGATGTAGCTAATGAACGTAATAGAGTACTCGAAAGTGTAAACGATTATGCTCATAGAGTTAGAGCTGAAAAAGCAGATCAAATGTTTGGAACAAATTATAGTGATACTTATAAGCTTTTATCTGATTTGTACGAACATAAGTTCTTCAGTTTGCCAGAAGTATAGGGGATAGATATGAAAGAAATTGGTAAAATGCAGGCTAAGGATTAGGCTAATAAAAACTTTATTAAAACAGGTATAGGTGCTGGACCAGAAGATTTTGATTTTCTTGTAAATCCATACTGACCTATGGCAGCAGATGAACTAGCTAGACATGAATTAAATCATTATACAGATTTCATAATTAGTAGAAATAGAGATACTTCTACAAATAATAATATGCTTAAACAACTTGAAGCATCTTTAAAGAAAACTAATGATGTAAAGGATGATTATTTTAAGTTGGGTACAGAATAGAAAGCTTACATGAATTAGTTAAGAACAAGAATGTATAATGATAAAGCTATTAGTAGTTTAGAAGAACCTGTATCTACTGCTTTAATTAAGAAATATATGGATTCTTTAGGTGATAAAGATTCTATTAAAAGAGCTTATAAACAACATAAGAGCTTATCTGCATATACTAAATGGTTTAATTCTATACCTTTGTTAGGTATAGGAGCAATTGGAGTAAATAAATATTTCAATAATGGAATTGAACAAGAAAAATAAATTCGCTGAGAATGTAAAAAATAAAATCTTGAATTTACAAGAAGTAATTGAAAAAGGCAAACGCTGGAAATAGTTTATGGAAGACTATGTATCTATGAAATATGGATACATTGATCCTAATCCGGATTTATATTACACTACAGAATAGTTTGCTATTTTAGATAAGTGGGAGTAGAATTCTTATTTTACTAATGACGAAAAGGATTTTATTATAAACTATTTAATAGATTGTTTGGTAGAAAATCAGCCATTTGATTGTTCTAGTCTAGGACCTAATAAATACTTAAATGAATGATCTAATAGACTATACAGGCATTATGCCGGTTTATCCCATACCTTCATATAAGTATGGTGGTATTCACATTAAGAAAAAGAATAGAGGTAAGTTTAACGCTCTAAAGAAAAGAACAGGTAAAACTACTGAGGAACTTACGCATAGTAAGAATCCTTTAACACGTAAAAGAGCAATATTCGCTTAGAACGCTAGACGTTGGAAACATAAAGGAAGAAAGAAAAACAATTAATCTAATTATATATAATTATGGATAATAACACATTGAACGGCTTTGAAGTATTTGAAGAATTCATGCCAGGTAGTGTAGTAAATAACAATACATCTATTAATGATAGCGATATTATAGATGGAGCAAGTGAAGAATTAACAGAAGATGAATTAGAAGCTCTTACTAAAAAAGGTAAAGGTAGCTCTAATGATGATAAGGATGCTAAACAGGATAAAAAAGAAGACAAAGACAATAAATAGGATCCTGATGATGATTCTTCTAAGGATGATAAAGATAACAAGAATGATAAAGTAGATGATGATACTGTAATTGATACAGATAATCAGGCAGATGATGATACTGAAGATAACGCTGTAGCTACATTCTTTGAAGCTTTATCAGATAAAATGGGTTGGGAATTAGATGAGGATGAAGAAATACCTCAAACTCCTGAAGAATTAGTAGAGTACTTCCAGGAAGTAATTGAAGAGAATTCAGTACCACAGTATGCTAGTGAAGAAGTAGAGGCACTAGATAAATTTGTTAAAAATGGTGGTAACTTGAAAGATTATTTCCAAATTGATGGAGAGCTAGATCTAGAAGATTTTGAGATTGAAGACAATGAAGTAAATCAGAAGTTAGTTATTAAGGAATTCCTTAAAGAAAAAGGGTTTAGTAGTAAGCAAATAGATAAGAAGCTTACTAAATATGAAGATGCTGGTTTACTTGAGGATGAAGCTACGGATGCATTAGAAGCTCTTAGAGACATTAGAGAGTAGAAGAAACAACAGCTATTAGAAGAGCAAGAAAAGAGTGCTAACGAGCTTAAAAAGCGTCAACAGGAGTATTTTAACTCCGTTGTGACTGAAATAAAGGGCATGGATAATATTCGTGGAATTAAAATACCTCAAAAAGATAAATAGGCATTATTAGAATATATATTCAAACCCACAGCTGATGGAAAGACTCAGTATCAGAAAGACTATTCCAAAAGCGTGAAAAACTTACTCGAGTCTGCCTACTTTACTATGAAGGGTGATACTTTACTAAAGGCAGCAAAGAGTGAAGGCTCTACTGCGGCTATTAATAAATTTAAAAATAGCTTAAGTAAAACAGGAGTAAGTAGAAAGACTAGAAGACAGGATAACACTAGCACTGAGTCTATGTGGGATTCTTTTGCACGACAATTGCGTGTAGATTAAATAACAACTAAATTATAATTTACTAATATTTTATGGATAATAATATTCTTAATAACTTAGTTCTGTACAAAGGTAAGCGTTTCTCTGACCTGATTGATACGAATAAGATTTCAGCAGCTTCGCAATAGAATCCGTATCAGGTTGCTACCGTGTTGTCTTATGTATTTGGAACTAAAGATAATGGTTACAATACTTCCCTTGACATGCTGACTGGCGGTCTTGGTAACGTAATGACTATTGATCAGCCGAGCTGGGAGTGGAATGTAATGATTGATGCGGATAGAGCTATTACCATTAGAGATGCTAAATGGAATGGTGCTGCTATTGAAGACAATACTACAGCTGGTTTAGGTAATACTCCTATTTATCTGTGGTTAGAAGAAAACTGGTTTGGTCCTACAGCTATTCTTGAACTTGATAATAAAGATTATCAGTTGCGTGTTGCTGGTGCCCCGTATTAGGATGGTAATTTGTGGGTTTATACTTGCTTTATTGCAGATGGTAATCCTACTTCATATATACCTGCTAAATATTTGAAAGCTGGTTCTCAAGTATCTCGTCTTGCTTCTGCCGTTGAGGAATACAGTGAAGAAGGTGATATCCTGAACTATAGTACTCACTTTAAGATGCGTAACTACCTGACTACTATTCGTATTAACTACGATATTACAGGTTCTGCTTACTCTACAGTAATGGCTATTGCATTGCAAGATCCTAAGACTGGTAAGAAATCTTATTTGTGGGCTGACTATCAGGAATGGCTAGCTTTGCGTGAGTGGTATAAGAGATGTGAACGTATGCTTATTTACATGAAATCTAATGTAAATAAGGATGGTTCTTGCAACTTGAAAGGTACTAACGGTCGTCCGGTATTTATCGGTGCTGGTTTGCTGGAACAGATTGCTCCGTCTAACAAGCGTATGTATACTAGATTGACAGCTGAATTGCTTGAAGATTTCTTGTTTGACCTGTCTTATAATGTACTTGGTACTAACGAACGTAAGTTTGTTGCTTTGACTGGTGAAATGGGTATGCGTGAATTTGACCGTATTTTGAAGGAAAAAGTAGCTACTATGAACCTTATGGATACTGTATTTGTAACTGGTTCTGGTGATAACCTGAAGTTCGGTGGTCAGTTTAAGACTTACCAAATGACTAATGGTATTGAGCTTACTTTGAAGTATTTCCCGTTGTATGATGATACTACTTATAATCGTCAGTTGCATCCGGTTACTCTGAAACCTCTGGAATCATATCGTATGACATTCCTTGATCTGGGTCGTCGTGATGGTGAAGCTAATATCGTTAAGGTAGTTCGTAAAGATCGTGAATTCGTAACTTGGTATACTGGTGGTGCTGTAGCTCCGTCTGGTTATGCTAACTCTAAGAATACACTGAGATCTAACGGTAAGGATGGTTACACTGTGTTCTTCCTTGGAGAAATGGGAATAATGTTGAGGGACCCGCGTGCGTGTGGAGAACTGATCATGGAAGCTGAAGACTAATTCTAACTTTTTTATACATTTATTGGTAACCTTAAGGTAAATAATAAAGTATATATTGGAATTACAAGTAAAGGAATAAGTGCTCGGTGGAAAGAGCATATCTATAGTGCCGAGCACGACTGTCCTTTCAAACTTCATAGAGCTATACGTAAATATGGCAAAGAAAACTTCTCAGTAGAGCTTATAGATTTTGCTAATAGCTGGGAAGAACTAACTAAAAAAGAACAACAATATATTTCTGAATATAATAGTCTTCAAGATGAATTTGGATACAATATGACAGAAGGAGGAGACGGAACTTTTGGTAAAATAGTATCTGAAGAAACTAAAGAAAAAATTCGTCAAAAGGCTATAGGAAGAGAAGTTACTGAAGCTACCAGAATTAAATTATCAGAAGCTGGTAAAATAGTAACTGAAGCAAGAGAAGCTTATTGGAAATCTGGACAAATTGGAGCTACTAGAAAAAAACCAGTATTACAATATACTAAAGATGGAGAGTTTATTGCAGAATACTCTGGAGTAAACGAAGCATCAAGAACATTAGGAATTGCTGTTTCAACTTTATCCAATGCTTTAAAGCGTAAAAATATTGTAGGTTCTAAAGTAAACCCATACATATGGGTGTATAAGGAAGATTATCCTGATGTACCTAAAACAGTTTCTACTAGTTTATTCGCTAAAGATCCAGATTGGAAACCCACTATATCTGAAGCTTGTAGAAAAGCCGATTTAGAATCTAGAAAAAATAGAAAAGCAACAGAAAAGCAGTTACAGGTTACTAGAGAAAATGGCATGAAAAAAGCAAAATCTATTTGTCTATACGATAAGGATGGGAATTTACTTGGAGAATATGAATCTATAATTAGTGCTAGTAGGGAAATGAAATGTGATAGAAGAAGCATTCAAAGACAACTTCAAAACCCCATAGATCCTAATAATAAACGAGCTTGGAATAACGCTAAATATATTTGGAAATATAAAGAAGAACTAACTGAACAATCTAATTAATTAATTATGGAAGTAATCGTTAGAATAATTAAAACAAACCCTTGGACTGGTATTACTAAATGGTCTACATGTTATGACTATATCAGTTCATACTGGACACGTTCTGGTAATTTATATACTGGCTTAAATGCAGAAGATGAGGCCAGATTAGAAAAAGAAATTGGTTATGCAGAAGGATAGCTTTCACCTGGCAGCAAATTTTGGGATACATTTGCTATTAAAATTGGTAGGAAAGATCTAATTCTGGATACAGACAGACCTGAAGATGAGCTTAAATATTTGTTTTTGAAAAAGCATAAGAGAGTAGCAGATGGATTGAATAATGTTACATCTTCTACTGATTATGTTATTATCAATAAAGATAGCGAAGCTAAAGAAGTTAATAAGATTAACAAAATCAAACGTGAAGCATATAGAGAAATGGATAAGATGTCTATTGAAGATATGCGCAAGTGCCTTAGACTATATGGTATCAAATCTGATACATTGTCTAATGAAATGGTTGAAGCTAAGCTAAGTGAACAGATTGAAGCTGCACCTGATAAGTTTATAATGAAATGGGTAGAAAACCCAAATAAAGAAATTACTTTTGTTATTGAAGAAGCTATTGCTAAAAATATTATTCGTAAGAATAGAACTCAATACTTCTTTGGTACAGATCTGATTGGTAATGGTATAGATGATGTAATTGCTTATTTGAATAATAAGAAGAATCAAGACATTAAGCTTGCCATTATGGGAGAAATTAAATCTAAATAATGAAAATATCTGATTTACATAAGGCATTTAAAGTTCTCATGGATAAGAATTCAGAGGCAGTTGCTTTTGGTGGCTGCCCTGCATTCCTTCCTGAAGAAATAGATCTATTTCTTAATTAGGCATATATAGAAGTAATATGTAATAAATACACTGGTAATAATACTCTAAAAGTAGGGTTTGAAGGTGCTGTTAAACGTATTGCTGATCTATAGAAATTAATTAAGACAGATGCTGCACAGGCGTTAGTATATCCTTATGCACATTCTAATGTGCTTACTTTATCTAATTTCTTTAATGATGGAGAACAGCTTAAAAGAATGTTTTATGTAGACTGTGTGCTTCATTTCAATGGTGAAGCAGCAGTATGTTCATTAACAGATCATGAAAAAGCTAAGGGGTTTTTACAGACATATAACAATATACCTTGGATTGAAACTCCTATAGCAGTATTAGAAGACAATACTTTAAAGATCTATATAGACCCTATACGTATGTCTTCTGAATCCTATACAGCGGATATTACTTATATTAAGTATCCTGAAAATATTAGTTATAAAGATTATAACAAAGATATTACTGAAGTACCCGATTATGTACTTAATGAAGTAATAGACAGAGCTGTAGAAATTGCTCTAGAGACTATAGAGTCATAGAGAACACAAACTAAAGTACAACTTGATAGCTTAAATGAATAATGAGCCCTAGAGAATTACAAATAGAAGTAGAGAGACGACTACAGTTAATCAATCCTGAATTATCTTTAGCTGGCAAATTACCATCTGATACTATAATATCATTCATTAATGAAGCTATTGACAAATTCTGGAAGACACGCTATTCTGGTCTTAATTATAAACAAAGAGGTTTTGAATAGGACCAAAAGCGCACTGACGATTTACGTACTCTAGTTACTAAGCACACTTATAAAGATACAAACATTTCTAAAATAAACCAAGTGGAATACACAGTTACCTTGCCTGATGATTATGTAATATTATTAGGAGATACAGCAGGTATAGCTCCAGCAGATGGAGTAATAAATAATTGCTGGGAGAAGGATGCTTTAGGTAACTATAGAATAAAGTACAGCGATACTATAGAAGGTACTATTGAAACAGTAGATAGAATTAAAGAAAATTCCTTATCAGAGTATCATCTAAAGTACACTAAAGCTAAACCAATAAGACTGATATAGGATAATACAATTACTTTGTACACAGATGGTTAGTATAAAGTGTCTGAATATACTATAGAGTACTTAAAAAAACCAAGTAAGGTAGACCTTAAAACTAATCCTACTGATGAGTATACAGATTTACCTAGTCATACTCATATGGAAGTAGTTAAATTGGCAGTTTAGTTAATACTGGCTACTTTACCAAATTATAATGTATATTCTAATGAAGTAAATTCAATGGAATAACATTAACAGAAAGCGCTTATTGACGTGGAAATCTGAAATAAGGAAAGTAGAAAGTAAGCGAAAATAGACAGAAGCGCTTAATATGTCTAATTTAAAATAAATAATTTATATGATAACTTCAGTTCATACCGTACTTATCGGTACTAAATGCCCTGATAGCTATACTACTGCTGATGCTTTGAATGCTGGTGAAGTAGCTTTGTTTGATCAGGATAGAGCTATTCTTAAAACTGCCGCTGAAGCTGCTAAAGCTAGTTCACTTTATGTTGGTGTAGCAGGTCCGAAAATTAATGTTACCATGCCTAACGGTACGGTTGATTAGAAAGCTAATATTGAATTTTCTAATGAAATTCAAAAGAGCTCTAAACCGTCTGCTGTAATTGGTGCTAATGTAGAACCTACTCAGGATAAAGTAGTAGTTACTTTGACTAATGCTACTGTAGTAGCTGGTCATAGATACGTACTTCGTGTTCTGTATAAGGATATTGAAGCTAATAACTTCCAGTTTACTCATACTTATGAAGTATACGCTGAATCAAATGAAGCACATAAACTGGCAGAAGCTTTTGTAAAGAAGATTAATGCTCATAAGAATCGTCGTATTCAGGCTCAGAATGACGCTGCCGTTCTTACTTTAACTGCAATGGTTAAGGATGATAACGAAGGCGTTTATTCATTGAATGAATACTCAGTAGTAGATATGGAAGCATCTCTGTATCATACTGTTCCTGGTGCATTGCTTGCTAATCAGCCTGAAGCTGTAGTTGGTGCTACTATTGTTAAGACTCCTGGTAATCCGGGTAGAGGTTTCTGGAAACAGGTTCGTGATGCAGAAGTACGTTACATGGGCTATAAAGGTCATGTATTTACTGGTGCATATCCTGAAGTAGAACAAGCTCGTAAAGTAGTAGAGGGTACTAAATACGATTGTGCAGTAATTGAAAATGACAATCTGTATCTTAGCAATGATAATCAGTATATTAAGACTACTCCGTTGACTACGGAAGTATACTGTCCTGGCATGGTAGGTAGTATCGTTGATAAAGGTATTCAGTCATTTATCAAAGGTGAAACTGTAGCATAATAAAAACAGTGTTTCAGTGTGCTGACAAGGGCTATGGGGCTAAATAGCCCTGTAGCCTTTTCTTATTTAAAAGTATTAATATGAAGATAACTGGTATAACAATAGTAAAACACAACATAGTAGTAGAATTAGATACAAAGATACCTGATTCAGTAGATTCTAATTTGTATTTATACATAGACACACTGAATAACTATTCTAACAGGAGTTCAGTAAATCCTGATAAGCATTCATATAGATTATTAGTATTAGGTACAGACTATAGCTCTGATGTAAAGATTGACGAATAGAGATTATCTATAGTAATAGATTCTAATAAATTAGAAAATATGTGTATGAGTGCGTTTATTGCTACTATAGATAATTCAAGTCAATTCTTTTTCAATCAAGCTGATATATATTATAAAGAAGTAGAATTACTATGTAAGAACTGTAGTACTTGTTTAGATGATCAGCAAATAGATAGAATGATATTGTTTTTATTGAAACAAGATCTGTTAAGTTACGCTATCAATAATAACTTAATAGACGATGCAGTACAGTATTATACAGATATAGCTAGAATGCTAAATATATGTTTAGATACTAAAACTACATTCTACAATAACCACGATTGCTTTGCTTGTAATAAAACTTGTAGAAACGGAGTTTGTTCATTATGCTAATAGATGATATATATAGAATAGGTAAAGAGTATAACTTAAAAGTTAAGTACAACTCTAATCAAGGTATACCTTGTATACGTAAATGGGTTTGTGCTAATCATATTGCTCGTCTATTAGAAAGTGATTTAAAGTTTACAGATGAACAAATATATTGTCTTAGAGCATTGATAAGCAAGTTAGTACATCCTTTGGATGAAATGTGGAAGGATACTTCAGAAACTGATGATAAAGCAATACTGCTAGAACAAAGTTTAGGAGTAGATTTAGGTATAAAAACATTCTATGACGAACTTTTAATTTGTGAAAAATGACTCCATTAGAAGAACAAGTACAGAAAAATACCACATCTATTAAGACTATATCAGATAGTCTAATATAGTATGCTAAAGATACAGACTTAGATAAGTCTAATGAGAATATATCAGCTAATACATCTGATATAGAAGAATTACGTAATAATATAGGCAGTCTACAAACTCAAATTAATCTATAGAATCATATTGAGTAGATGAAGGATACTAATATAGTAGATGCTGCTAAACTAGACTTACTTCAATATGATGGTAAAAGATGGTCAAATATTGCCGCTAATAAGGTAGTAACTGGCTTACTTGGTAAATTAGTTGATTTACAAGATGTATCTATTAATAATTTACGTAATGACAACGCATTAGCATGGGATAGTGAATTATAGAAGTGGACTAATAAGAACCTGAATACAGAGATATATGATGATGTATTCTTAAGTAAGATTAAACCCGATTCTACTGCTTATGAAGTGTGGTTTAAAGAATCAGCAATATTTGGTCAAGAAGGTTTCGCATCAGGTCTTACTGGTTTTGGTGGTAAGATTGATAAGTACGGTCATGCTGAATTTGATAGTCTTACTTTACGTAGATTCCTTGAGGTACCTGAATTGAGATATAACCGTGTAGAAATTCAATTAGGTGATAAATGGAATGCTCCTGGTGCAGGTGTAATAGAAAGTGTAGAACAAACAGATGAATACTCAGGTGTTATTACACTGAAACTAGAAGAAGGAGAATACGGGGCTGTATCGATGGGTGACTTATGTATGGGTATATATCATTCAGAGAAGACAGATGAAAATGCTGAACACGATGAAGATGATGGTAGAGGTAATAGAAAGTTTGCGGGTTTCTATACTGTTTACTTTGAAGTTACTAACATACTAGATGCACAAAATAAGAAATTTGGTTACAAGCTTAGGCCAGTAGATGATTATTGGAATATGACGTTTCACCCATGTGCTCAAATGAACTTTGTTGCATATGGTAATAAAACTAATGTAGATCGCCAAACATCTTGTTACTCAACTCGTACTTATACACGTTACTTAGTAAACTAGAATACTTGGGATTAGAAGGCTAAGAATATTGCAATGCAATTTGGTAATCTTGATAATCTCAATATGTTTGGTTACGATATGAGAGGATATTCGGCATATCTTAATTCAGTATACTTTACCGGTACTATTACTCAAGTAAAGCCAAATGGAGAAGAGATAAGATATGCTAATGATAGAGGACCTTGGGAACCAGACACTCACTATGATTACTATGATAGAGTAAGTGTATTAGGTTACTTATGGTTATGTGTTAATATAAACGGTACCGATACTAAACCTAGCGATAGTAATCCAGATTGGTTAATGTAGGTATCTAAAGGTGATACAGGAGAAGGTTTAATAGTACGTAGGTCTGAATGGTGGCCTGGTAGACTATATTGCAATGAAAGTGAAGTATCTCCAACAGTACAACCATTGAGGTACTTAGATATTGCTTTAATTAAAGATTTAGGAACTTCTACAGGTTATAAAGCATACAAATGTATATCTACTATAGATAGAGGTCACGGACAAGGCAAACATTTATCTTCTAGTGATAACAAGCCTGGTACTCCCGGTGGAGTTGAATATTGGGAAGAATTAGCTCAGAATGTAGCTAGTATTTATACTGATTTGATTATAGCTAAAAATGCTAAATTAGACTTTATTACTGGTAACTCATTAAGAGTTGGTTATCAAACTGGTAATACTACTAATGATTTTCATGTAGTAGCAGGTATTACTGGTGAAGGTAGTAATGATAACAATTCTGTTCGTATATGGGCCGGTACTACTGAAGAGAATAGGGCTAACGCTCCATTCTTAGTTAGACAAGATGGTAGAATGGTAGCTAATAACGCATCCATAAGGGGAGAAATAGAAGCATTATCTGGTACTATTTAGTCACTTGAAATTACAGGTGTGCTATTTGGTGGTACAGAGACAAACGGAATGAAGCTGTTCTCTAGTTATATAAAGTTTAAGGAAGGTGAAAGAGAAGCATTAATAGGTACTCCTAATTCTTTAGGTTATTCATACTTTGGTTCTTTTAAAAGTAATGCTAATGATTTTAGTACTGCATAGATAAATGATGGTCTGTACTTTGATATTACTGGTAGTTTAATTCGTAATATGGCAATATACGGCTTTGGAAGTTTGTCATTACATGGGGATGTAGTAGGTTATAAACTTGCTTATGCTACAGATCCTACTGAAAACTAGATACTGTATCAATAGTATTCAAGGACTATATTTATAGGTAGTAGCGTTAGACGTATGTGGTATGGATTACCACATCTTGATAGCGTAAAAACAAAGTTAGCCATACAAACTATTGAATGGGCCGTTCCTGTAACATTTGTTTATAACCCACGTAGTAATCCAAAAGAATGCAATATATGGGGTAGAGGAAATAATGACAGTGATCCTAATAGACCTATATTATATGATAATAATGGTAATAGAATAGAATGGATTACTGTGAATGTAGGAGATGTTATGGATTTTCTATTAGTATATTCACAAAACAAATATTATGCAATACTTAGAAGTAGATCTATTTAATTATGAAAATAAATTTTGCACAACTGGAAGTATACACTGACATCCAAAAAACAAATAAAATTTGTATGGATGCGAGACAACAATTAGGTGAATTGATTTATGAAGTAGGTAGTGGTATTAAAGCTCATTCGTTAGCTTTAAAGATATATAATTCTGAAGATGAGCTAGAATATACAGATGAAGAAATGCAAATTATTATGCAATTTGTAAATCAATACTGTAAGCCTGCTATTATAGATGCTATTAATGCATTAAAAACAGAATAAGTAATATGATTACAAAAGGAATTAGAATAAGTCAGTTAGTCGAAAGGAAAGATCTCAATGGTAAAGAAATAATTCCTTTTCAAGATGGCATTCATAATGGTAAGTTAAGTATATAGTCCTTAATAGATTATATAGTGGATATATCTGATAGTGAATTAAAACTACAGGCTTTGATAGAAATATAGAAGTTTGTAGATACAGTATCAGAAATGGACTTACTGTTATATCAAGCTAAAGAAGGAGATATTTACTACTGCAAAGAAAATAAGAAACTGTATGTTAGAAGCTTTAACAAGTGGGACATGTTAGACCCACTTACATCTAAAGTATATGTATTAGTAGGTTTAGATGAGTATAACAGAACTAATATCATACATCTTTGGGATGGTAATGATATGGTAGTAATGTCTGAAAGATTATTTATTGGAGAAACTACTGGTACAGCTTATGATGGTGGTAAAGGTAAAGCTTTAGCAGACAAAGTACAAAAATTATCTGAAGATTTATTAAATGAGATAAACGCTAGGACTGAAGCAGATGAACAGTTACAACAAAATATAAATAATGTCGATGATAAGCTTGATAAAGAAATAACTGATAGAACCGAAGGTGACAATTCTATTTGGGAAGTATTGTATGACTAGTTTATTTAGATATCTGGATTTGGTGTATCTCCTACTATTATTGAAAAAGGTGTAGCTACAGATATTAACATTAGTGGTAGATTTTTATTTGCTGGTAATCCATTGACTCCTGATACTCTTACTCTTAAGATGAATGATCACGTAATCAGTAATCGACCTGTAAACAATCTTAGTGGTACCAAAGATAATTTAACTACTACTAGTGATAGAATTACTTATTCTGTTTCTATTACAGCTCATGGTGTAACTAGAAATGCATCAGCTACAGTGTCCACATACTATCCTTGTTATTTTGGTCATACTACTAAAACTATTATAGTAGGTACAGATGTGTTAAGCTTTAGTAAATAGTCTATTAAATCAAGTCCTAACGGTACATATAGTATGTCAGATATTTCTCAAGGTGAATATGTATGGTTGTGTATTCCTCCAAATTTTAATATTAATAGCGTAACGTCATCAGGATTTTCTGTTCCAATGGAGGCTGCTATTAGTGTACCAGTAGAAGGAAAAGGAAATTATAAGTGTTATCGTACTAGTGGCTCTTTAGTAGCAGGTACATTTAATTTTGTAATTGGTTGAAAAATATGGCAGAGATAAAAATTTATGGTACGTTAGTAAATGCTACTACTGATCCAAAGATAGCTAAGGCTAGTTAGATATTTGATGAAGAGTTAAATAAGTATCAATCAGAAATTAATACTTAGCTTGGTATAAGTGACGATAGTTTACACAAAGAATTAACAAATTTTAAGAATACTAAAGGTAAAGCTAACGGCCTTGCATCACTAGATGATAGTGGTAAGGTTCCTTCTACACAATTACCCTCATATGTAGATGATGTGCTGGAATTTACTCAATTGGATTAGCTACCTAATCTAGGAGAATCAGGTAAAATATATGTAGTAACTAGTACAAATTTACAATATAGATGGTCCGGTAATGATTATGTAGAAATATCTAAATCATTAGCATTAGGTGAAACTAGTTCTACAGCATATCCTGGAGATAAGGGTAAAGCTACTACAGATGTAGTTAATTCATTATCTGATAATTTGGTAAATGATGTATTGGTATCTTAGTCTGACAAGAATTCTGTATCATTGACGATTAAATCAATAACTAAAAATCCTGTCAAAAAAAATAAAGAATTGTTATTGGTAGATGGCGAACCCATTTTACTTACAGACAATACTCCTATATTACTAGCAGATAATGTAAATGACGGTTTATATGATCAAGCAGATGACAAATTAATAACCATAAATTAGGCAAGTTCATTTACAGCTGGAGTAATGTCTGCATCAGATAAGACTAAATTAGATGGATTAAAAGCATAGGCAGAGATAGATACTTCTATTAGTAATGTGCAAAACAATCTAAATGCGCATATCAATAATAGAACCAACCCCCATAGAGTAACCAAGGAGCAGATAGAATTAGATCAAGTAGATAATACTTCTGATGCTAATAAGCCTATATCTAATGCTACACAAACTGCTCTTAATGGTAAATTTAGTGCTACAGATGGTAATGCTTTGAAACAGACAATAGAAGATATGCCTAATCTTGTAGTTACTGAGGGAAGTGTGTCGCATAAGAATAATAATATATCTCTGAGCTTAAGACAGCAAGGTCTTAAAGATCCTGTTAATACAGATTCAATTCTATTAACATTTAATCCTGCAACTGATAGTACAGCTGGTATTATTCTTCCTTCCGATAAAAGCAAAATAGATAAGATTATTACTAACGGTAATGGTACTAAATACTTATCTGATAATGGTACTTATAAAGAAGTGAGTGGTGGATCTAGTAGTTCTGATATAAACATTATTGAATTACAAGATATTAGGGATATTATTTCAATTGTATATCATGAAAAAGATAGAGCTTCTAGTGATATAAGTTCAGTTTTTGGTGGTTCTGCTAACTTTAGATCTATAGTTAATGATATACTAAAAACACATACTCGATATTGTTTCCACGTTAAAGACACTCCAGATATTAACTGTATACAGTTATCAGGAGTAAATGCTTATAAAAATATATATCATACTGAATATGAACTGCATTTTATTTATAATTATTATATATCAAATGGTAATCAAAGAACTTGTAGAAGAGTAACTGTAATTGATAGTGATAATACTGATAGTAATTTATTCATCGTAGAAAATGTGAATGATATGTACGTTCTATCTAAAGATAGAGATAGACGTAAATCAGTATCATTAGTAGGTGAAGGCTTTGATGAAAATCATTGGTATCCTGTATCATTTACTGCTGACCCTAGTAATATTGTACCTCCTTGTAATTTAATAATTTGGAATAGCTTGAATAATGATTCTAGTGGTATAAGTCCTAAACCATCTTGGGCTACAAATAGAGGAGGTTTTGCATTGCATGTTGATATGTCAATTATTGGAAGTGGTTGGGGTCAATATGCTAGTGATAAAAATAAATTAAATAATTATTATGGAGGATGGGGAGGAGAAACAGCAGTTGGAGAAATGTTCCAAACTGTATAGTCTTCCACATTCTATATATATTTAAGAGGTGGAGCTAATTATTTTTATACTAGTGATTACGCAGACTTAAAAATGACTGCACATTCCTCTGAAGTATCAGATGGGTATAATACGTATCCTATAAAAGATACACAAGGAGATATAAAAGATTTCTTTAATTACGTTGAGAATGACTTATTCGGTGAAGTTAAGAATCTACAAATAGTACATGATAACGAATTCAACTTTGCAAACAATAGCATTGGAGAATACGTATGGATTAACTATAGATCTAGATATGATGCTGTAACTTCAGCTAAAGCAGTATATATAGGTAATGGTCAAGCAGGTGCAAATGGAGCTTATGGTGCAGTACATGCGTCCGGATTTTTTAAAGAATCTGATATTAGATTAAAGTCTGATATAGCTCCTTTAAAGCATACGTTAGACCAAATATGTAACATACCTACTGTAGAGTTCAATATGCACGATAAACATCAAATAGGTACTATTGCATAGGATTTAGAGAATAACTTTGCAGAAGTAGTTAATACTGATAGCGACGGTATGAAATCTGTAGACTATTGTATGTTAGGAGTAGTAGCTATCGAAGGTATTAAGTTACTTAAGTAGGAAGTAGAAGATTTAAAGAAACAAATAGAGGAGTTGAAGAATGGAAAATAAGGCTATTCAAATTGAACCTAAGGCTGCTACAGAAATGTAGAGTTGGACAAATATTTATGATAGAGTGCCATCTCAATATAGACAATATGTAAGTTATCCTACTACAACTATGAAAGAATGTCCTTCTAAGGCAGAGATAAATAGCAAACTTACTCATGCTTGTACTACAGATTCTAATGAATTAGCTGACTACAGTTCTATTACGTTAAACTTCTCTGAAAGAAATGAGTTAACGTCAGATTCATTAGCTGAAAATTGGGTATACAATAGTACTACACAAAGAGATATTCAATTGAGATACGGTACTACTATATTACTTAATTAGTTTGCTATTCATTAGAATATTCAAAACTATACTAGTGAATATACTACTAAAGTTACAGGTTAGTCTTAGTACTTTGAAGTATTGCGATTAGATATGGGAATAATACGTGTAAGACCTTTATACAATAATTAGACAAACATGATGAGAACTTGTACATTAGCTGTAACTGCTATGGGTAAAACTACATATATATATCTGTCACAAGACGCAAATCCTTTTAGCTAAATAAATTACTATGGAACCTACTAATGAATTAATAACTAAAGCAGAAGCTAATGCAGAAGGATTCAGTGTTGTACCTAACAATGAATGTATGACAAAAGCTGAGTTTGTTGCTAATCTGCCAACCCCCCCATTTCTCATATGACTTTCCATTGGGAAATAAAAGGAGTATTGTAATAATAAATGGTAGCGTCGCATCTAAAACTATACAGATAAATGATGATACGGTAGTACTTAATCCTAAAGATGTATGGACAAAATCTTATTCTGACACTACTCCAATAGATGTAATTACACAAACAAATTTAGGATTCAGAATGATTTATTCTGAGGGTAGTCCTGGAAACAGTGATTCACAATGGATTTTCCCTAATGAACATTTAGATGCACAAGCTGGAAACTATTTACTAACTGTTTCACAAACATATAAACTTTATCTAGTATCAGTATTTTATATTGTACAGTAAACTATAAGAATAATGAAATATTTTACAATTGAGGAAATGACAAAGTCATCTACAGCAAAAGCCAATGGCATAGATAATACTCCTTCTGATGAAGGAGTATTAAATCTGTAGAAGCTAATAGAGGCTGTTTTAGACCCTTTAAGGGAATGGTATGGTAAACCTATTAGAGTTAACTCAGGGTATCGCTGTGAGGCTTTAAATAAGGCTGTAGGTAGTAAAGCTAAGAAGAGTTAGCACCTATACGGCGAAGCAGCTGATATTACTGTAGGTAGTAAGACAGAAAATGAGAAGTTATTCAACTATATTAAGGATAATCTTCCATTTGATCAGTTAATAAATGAATCAAACTTCTCTTGGGTTCATGTATCATATAGAGAAGGGAGATTACGTAAACAAGTACTAGCGCTATGAAAACAATCCTATATCAGCCTTTATTTATAAATCCTTAGGCATACTTTGTATTTCCTTAGTTGTATCATATAGAGAAGGGAGATTCCTATATTGAACCTGCTAATATTACTGGGTAGCTTATTATAAATGATTTAACCAAAGTCTTAACTTCAACTCCTACATTAAATGTAGTATAGGATACTAATTAGGTTGATTTTGGTTTATTTAAAGGTAAACATATACGCATTAGCCAATATACCAATATAGGAGCTGTAGTATTAGGTGAATGGTATATACCTGGTACGCCTGAACCTGAACAACCTGATTGGTTTAAAGAAAGTATAGTTGCTTGGTATTCTCCATACTGCAAACAAAAGTTAACTAACTATGATGTAATAGAGGCGTATGTAGAGGACTTTACAAAGTGGGCATATCGCGATAGCATAGGTATTGCTAAAATCACTAATAATACTATTGTTATAACAAACGTAGTTGAGACTAACAATATTGTAGAAGATGATAGTAAACCTTATTCCGATTTGACTATTCGTGTTACTGGAGTTACTGAAAATAAATATCTTATTGTGAGACAAGGAAGAGGAAAGCCTGAAGCCCATATTAAAAAAGATGGCGTTTACACCTTTAAAGATAATAATCTTTATTTTGGTTTTGGTGTTAGTGTTATCGGTGAATGTAATATCACCATCACCCAGTTACCCACTTCTATTCTAAAAGACTTTAGCGGTAATAAACATGATGCTTATCTTTATGGTTTTAAAGGTAAGTTGAATAGTGGTGTTAGTGTTTATAAGATTGATTTTTCTAAATCTCAGAACGCTTATGCTTTTGATAATTTTGAACGTTTTAACAATAAGTTTATTGCTAAAGGTAACTATAATGGTAATTGGAACCCTTTTGGAGAATATGATATTAACGGTATAGTTAAAAATAAAGTTACTATTAAAATAACTGGTTTAAATAATGTTAAAGATAAACTTGCTTTAGAATACGGATATTTTACTACAGATGGTAAATATATAAAAACTATTACTTTAATAGACAAAGATGGAGTTTATACGTATGATTTAAATGATATAGTAATACCAGAAGGAAGTAATATAGCTCATACTATATATAATAGAATGTATTTCGGAGAATCTATTATTAATGATATTAATTTAATTGTAGAAGAAATTCCTGATTATCCTAATCAGCTTTGTTATGATGGTAAATCCTATGCAGTTGCTTATGGTTTACCTATTTTAACTGATTATACTGTTGTTGCTGAAAGAACTTGGTTTGCTGAAAAAGTTGATAATGGTGTATTTATGTCTAAAGCATTAGAGCAAAATGGTGCTTTTATTTTAGAATATAAACAAGGAGATAGATGGAATACATATTCATATTATTCAGCAACTAATATAAATATAGATAAAGATAATTCTATTGTTTATCAAACTAAAAATAAATATAATGAACAAACTATATATCCTGGTGATAAACAAGATACTGATACTTTATTTATAGGAACTATTAGGAAAGATGATTCAAGAAGTTTTATTGGTTGTCATAGTGATATTTTACTATTCAATCGTACTCTTACTGAATATGAAATATCTTGGGTAAAGAATAACCTAATGTGTTCTAAACCACAAGAACCTGATATAGACCTATAATGTATCTGGTGCAGTTAAATTAGACTTCTTAAATATGGAAGAAGTAGCTAACTTTGCAGGTACTATTAAATTTACAAATGTGGTATAATGAAGAATTCTATAAAGAATAATATATTTGGTGCAGTAGTATATTTCACTACTGCATTATTACTTAATAGTAGTACATCATTGCTAATGCTATTTGTTAAAGAGAATAGCGATAGATGTCATTACTATAATGGTAAATGGAATAAAAAAGACTTAGCAATTGGAATTTCATCTATTGTATTGGGGTCTATTGCTAAATATTTTATAACTTTAATTTAATAAAACTTATGATAAAACAAGAAAATCCTAACTTTTTAGCATCTGTTTACGCTCCTAATCCAATGGAAGTAACATATTGGATTGATTTGTCTGAAGATGCTAATGGTAATGTTATAAAAACTTATGATGGCAAAAAATGGATTCCTATTAACAATAAGGAAGATAATACACAAAATTCTCAAATAGAACATTTGTTAAACATTATAAATGAGAAAGCAAATAAAAAAGACGTATATACTATAGCTTAGACAAATGATGCAATAAACAGATCAAAGACAGTAGTTGAAAATGTTCTTACTTCTACTTCGACAACTACTGCTTTATCCTCAGCTCAAGGTAAGATTCTAAATGATCTAATTACAAGTCTTACTGCTAGAGTATAGGCTCTTGAAACTCCAAAGCCGTAAAATGATAAAAAGCGCTATTAGTTGAACATACTGTTTATTTACAAGTGGTAACCTATACGGTAACTATGCGTTTTAATATTAAATCTCAAACAAATTGTCAGTCCTAGCAGATTTTCCCCTTTTAAATCTCTAGGACTTTTTTTGATTACATTATCAGACTTTTAGCTATGAATTATTATCAGATAGGAGAACAAACGATGTCAATATTTAAGAACATGTTTAGTAGTGTTGAAAAGGTTACAATTAGCACTATAGGTGGTTTATTGTCTTTATATTCTCCCATGTATGTCCCTATATTGGCTTTATCAGGAATTATAATTGTTGATTCTATGTATGAGTGTAAAGCTAATAAGAAAGCTAAAAAGTATCATAATGTAGTAGAACAATCAAGGAGATTATATTCAAAGATATTTTATAAATTACGAGATTCTATAGTTGCCATATGTGGAGCATTTACTATAGAAACCTTTATTATAACTTCTATATCAATACCAGCAGTAGAATTTGTAGCTGGTGCTATAGCTCTGGTAGAATTTTTCTAGTTACTTGAGAATTTAGGTAGAATACATCCTAATTGGAAAATATGGGGTCTACTATAGAGAGTAATAAAGAAGAAAGGGGAATAGTTTTTAGATGTCAGTTTAGATAAAGAATTTTCAGATGATACCAATACTAAGCATAATTAATTGGTGCAGAAAGAATTTCAAAGTAGTCGCAGTAGGTTTAATCAGTTTACTTATTGCGACTATTTTTGTTTAGCACAATTAGTTATAGAAAAAAGATACAGAGATAAATAGAATAACTTCTAATGTTAGAACTTACTAGGATATAGTATCTAATAATTAGAATAATAACAGAACACTATAGCTTACTATAGAAGAATTAAACCATAGTAATGATAGTTTATTATTATAGTTGAAATAGACTCAGAAAGAGCTTAAAATCAAAGACAAGAATCTAACCGATGCTAGTGTAATCAATACAGAGATTAAAGATTCTGTTAAGACAGTAATCAAGAAAGAAGCTATAGATTTTAAAGAAGAACTAAAGCTTAATCCATTAACAACTATCATAGTTGAAAGAAAGGACTCAATCCTAACAGCCAAAATAGATTTAAAGAATCAATAGACTATTCTTATATACAAGAAGAAAGAGTATAAGAATTTCTATAAAAATGGCTGGGTTAGATTCTGGCACTTTGATTGGAAACGCATAGAAACAAAGGAATATCAAATAGTTAATACCAATCCACTTATCAAAGTAACAGGTACACGAATAGTAGAGGTACCTAAGTAATAATATATTCAATAATTATTAATCAATAATAATATGCTATGTTATTTAATCAATTAAATATAGGGGATAAAGTATATATAATAGAAGTAATAGGTACTTTTAAGAAAACAACCGAATATAACGAAGGTTAGGTTACTCAAGTAAGTAATGTATATGAAGAACCTTTACCGCCTGGTTAGTTTCCTATGCCTAATCAATAGCGTAAAAAATTAGTAGATATAACTATCCAATGTAATGGAGAATCAAAGAAATTCACTATACCTGAGAATAAGTCTACTATAACTGATAGTACATTAGGTTTAACTATATCTACAAATAAGTAGGAAATAATAAATATAGTACGTAGCTAGTACGATACTTATAAACAAAGAAAAGAAGTCATAGCTAAGTGCGATGAGGAAATGGCTAAATGTCAGCAACTGTTAGATAAACTTGAAATTCATAATGAGCCTACTAATGAGAATTCAAAGATAGTAGAGCTTCAAAATGAAATAAACGAATTAAAAAATATCATAAGGAAGGCTAATTAGATGGTTCCACTACCTATGAAAGATATGTTACCTTAGGATATGAAAGACGCAATGAATAAGGTTGATCAATAAGATCAACCTTTTTTATTTTAAGGCTGCGTAAGAAGAGCTATTAGTTCCCTAAAGGGATTGTAAGGGAAGATATATAAAATGCTGCTACAAGCCTTAAAATGCGTTTTATTCTGTATTAACGTTAATATTTAATAAAATGAGTCTTAATAATCTTATTGATAATATTTTATAGATTGTTCGTAATAATAATATAGCAGAATCAGAACATATTTCAAGGCACTAGATTGAATTATGGATTGTATATTACAGAGCAATGCTTATAAAGTAGGCTATTGATAAGGGTTATGATGTTGATGAAGCGTATGTCACTACATTAGAACCCATTCATTTAGACAGAGTACAGATTGTTCCTGGTAAATTTGTATTCGTTGGAGAAAAAGAACTACCTACTTTAATCAACTTTAGATATAAACCAGGAGTAATAGCTGTACGTGATATGTTTGGTAACCTAATATAGTTAGGTAGCTATACTAAAGCTAAATTACAAAAATATAGAAAAGCTACATGTAAAGACTATATCGCTTGGGTTAAGAATAACAAAATATATGTTGAAGGAGATTCTAATCAACTAGAATATATAAGTATAGATGTTATACTTTAGGATCCTACTAAGGATATACCGTGTTATAATCCAGATGATGAATATCCTATACCAGCAGCTATGATACCTACTATTGTGTAGATGATATTGGAGAAAGAATTGAGAGTTATGGTAGCTTCTTCTAGTGACGTTACTAATGACTCTAAAGATGATACTCAGAATAGATATAGTAACAAATGAGAGAAAGAGTAAAATATAACAGAAAAAGCTATACTATTGCTGATTTTTATATTAATTATAAATAGCAAATTGATGCTAATACCTAGTATGATGTTAATTTAAAGACATATAAAGCAATAGTAACAGATTATTTTAAGTACATTAGAGATGAAATAATGTAGAACTGTAAAGAATTTAAATTACCTTGCAGGCTAGGTACTTTATAGATAATAAAGCATCAACCAAAAGAATTCTCAGGTAAGAGTTTAAGATGGGATTGGAAGGCTACTAAGGAAACAGGTAAACCTGTATATTTACTAAATGATCATAGTGGCTATTTCAAGTACAGATTTCACTGGTCTAAAAAGAACTGTTTATTAACTAATAAGAGCAAGTATTAGTTCATAGCTTCAAGAGAAAATAAACGCACGCTTGCTCAAATTATTTTTAATAAATTAAAAGATTATCCAGAATTATAAGTATGATAAATAATAGAATGATTAGCTCCAAGACAGTTCTGGCAAAGGTTATTTCAGACCTAGATTTAAAGGAAGAGGAAATTAAAATATCCGATATTTCCGAATGGATAGCGGAAGGTTTACTTAAGATTGGAGCTATACAACAGTATGAACATAAGGTAACTATATTACCCGTTAAATGTCATTAGGCTTCCTTACCGTGTGATCTATATAAGTTAGGTTAGGTAGCATTTTCATTTTGTAATAATGGTGGTTGGTTACCTATGAGAAAAGCTACATCCAGCTTTGGAGTATACCATGATAAATGTGTAGATAAGCCGTGTATGTTTATACCTGATGCTGGCTTAATACCTTTAGTAAAGAACTTATTTAATTTAGTATCTGATAGAGAAGCTTTAGATAAACTTAATTCAGATTCTAATATGCGTGATACTTTAAGTGCTTTAGTAAATCAATATACAGTAGCTAGTCCATCTAACAGATATGTAAATGGTAAATTTGCTCATACCGATGGTACAATGTACAGCGCAGATTTATAGTATATGACTAAACCTGGCTATATTATGACTAATATACCCACTGGTTTTATTAAAATAGAATATTATGCTATATTTACTGATGAAGAAGGTATGCCTATGATACCAGATATGGAATCCTATAAAGAAGCATTATTGTGGTATGTTACATTAAAATTAATGTATCCGAGAAAGCTAAAGGGACAAATATCTTAGTAGGATTACTTAGAAATGAAGACTAGCTGGAACTACTACAGAAAGCAGGCTTACGCTGAAGCTATGATGCCTGGAGTAGATGAACTGGAAAGTATAAAAAATACCTATCACAAACTTTATCCAGAATTTAATGACCATGATACTTTCTTTAGTACTACTGGAGAAGAACAAATAATTTACAATTAGAATAGATTATGATTAGTAATACAGCTCAAATAAATACATTTTATGGTGGAATGAACACTGATAGTGCCGCCAGTATGTTACCAAGTAATCAATATAGATTTGGTTAGGATGTTCGTATCATTACTGATGATTCTAGTACTAGTGGAGTTCTTTAGAGTGTAGAGGGTGCTAAAAAGTATAATTATGGTATTAAAGGTACTGAAGAAATAATAGGTACTGCAACCATTAACGATATTGCTGTAGTAGTTACTAAGTTAGTAGATGGCTATAATAAGATATACCGTATAGAGAATTTTGATTCTCCCAATTTAGTTAGTACAGTTGTATTATAGGGTAAATTAAAACTATGTGAAAAAACTGATTCAAATCAGTTAAGTATAGTATTAAATTACGAAACACAGTCCAATATTAAAGCTTACTTTACTGATGGAAACTCATCTATTAAAGTAATCAATATTATGAGTGATAAGTATATAAAGTATCCTAATGTTGATAACCCTTTAGTAGATGCAGATGGTAATATACTTAATCCAGATAGTATTGATATTATACCTAATGCAATATTACCACCATTTGAAGTCACAGATATTGTGTCTGGTAACTTTCAAGCTGGTATGGTTCAATACTGTTATAGATTGTATAATAAACACTCTCAACAAACTTCATTATCTAGTTTAAGTAATTTAGTACACTTAGACGCTTCTGAAATTAATGCTTCATTAGTAAATCACGAAGGGTCTTAGAAAGGTTCTTATACCGGTAAAGGATGCACAATAAGAGCAAAACTCAGTACTAAAGATTTCAATAGATGTAACATAGTACGTATCTTCTATGAAGATAATAATTCTATTCCTACTTATTCTGTAATAGATGATATTGAAATAGATACAAATTTAGATTACATAAGTTATACTGATACTGGTAGTAGCGCATTAAGCACTATGACATAGGAAGAATTTAACGCATTTACTAGCTATTCTTTTATATGTAATAGCATTACTTCTCTGTAGAATAGACTGTTTGCGTCTAATGTTACAGAAACTTCTTGGGTACCAATGATATATGACAATGATAATCTGGTGGAGTATGACGCTAGAGTATATAGAGCTAATTCTAACAATTATGTTAGGTTAGAAACTGCTAACCCTGACGACTATGAGTATTTCTCAATTACAGATTACGATGCTATGAGGAAAATTCCAAAACATCATGATTGTATTAACCCTTATAATGCAGCTAGATCTAGCTTTGCACAGTCTACAGAATATGTGTATGGAGAAGGAAATAAGCTTGGAGGTAATGGGCTAAATATATCATATAGTTTTATTAATACGGAATTAAACGAAACTTATTCACCTCTTACTGATACAGGCTTAGCAAACAACGTTGGTCTTGAAAATAGTGGTTTTACCACAGATTCTATGCCCATTTATGAATTAAATGGAAGTAAAATATACGATAGGCCTATAGCCTCTGCTTATAGACAAAGAAATTACGCTGACCCCATCATAGCTTCGTTATTTAAAAGTTATCAACGAGATGAAGTATATAGATTTGGTATTGTATTTTACAATAGTAAATTCATAGCTTCTCCAGTATTGTGGATAGGAGATATTAGAATGCCTAATTTAGTCACAGCCCCTCTTCTTACGCAATCTGGTAGTTACTGGTACTCAAAACCTATAGGCATTAAATTTACAGTAAAGAACTTTCCTATTGATGCAGTATCTTATGAAATAGTAAGATGTGACAGAACAGAAAAAGATAGGACTATTGTATCGCAGGGTGTTATTACTCCAATACATAATTATAAAATTGTTGAAACAAGTGATAATGGAGAAATAGGTAGAGGGGAAAGTAATAAAGATACGAATGAGTATAGACCAATGCCATTTTTACATACTAAACGTAGAGGGTTAGTAATAGAAAGATCTGGAGCAGGTATAGTTGGAAGAAAAATTGATGAAGAAGATATAACTGATAATTATTGGAGGTTTATATCACCAGAAGTATGTTTTAATGGAGAAAAGACTGAAGCTCTATTTAAAGACAATATATATCTCAGATAGGAAGCCGTTCTTATATCTGATTTCAGTAAACAAGATACAGATCAGCAAGGTACAAATGTGCAAAACTGGGTAGCTATGAATAACTCAGCTTAGCGTTTACCAGAAGGAACATCTCATGTTACTAATAGAAAAAGTACTAAAGTATATAATTCTGGGAATAATGCGTCAGCTTCAGCATCACAAGTATTTGCTATTCATAATGACGATTGGTACTGTGCTTATATATAGAAATTCTATTTTCGAGTAAATTCTAAATTTATAGGAAAGGAACAAAGTATAATAGACGCAAAACTTCCAGCTATAATACCATACAATGCCGTACTAAATGGTGGAGTAAAACCTTACAAAGCTAATATAGGTAATATTACTTATTCTAATTGGACTGCCAGTAATTTTTATGAAGGCGGAAGTAACATAGATGTAATTACTTATGGCCCAGCTGGTCCGTGTCTTATATTATAGGTATCAGACGATGATATAAATTCAATCCAACCTATTTCGTTTTATCGTGATGAACACGCTAATGATAATTGTCCGTTAATTGTGGTTAATGCAAAAAAACCAACAATACCATATAATGGAAATACTTATTCAGCTAGAACTAGTTCTACGTATATTCCAGTGGGATCATATGGTGATACGAACAATCCTGTAGTATATGCTTTTGGAGGGGACACTTATATCGGTATTCTAGATTATCCATCTCAAATGATATTTCAAAGAAATGAAGCTTCTGGCAGGGATTCTTGGTCTGAACGTAAACGTTATTTTGGAGCATATATACCATTAGAAAGCACTATCAATTTGAAATTGTCTATGGGACAAATGACTAATAGAACGTATAATGGCGCTTCAAATAATGTAGATGCATATTTGCAAATAGAACCCGTTCAATTAGGTACATATCATTCGCAAAGTAAACCTTATTATCTATATAATGACGCATACTCTGCACAGCCTGATGGAAAAATATTCAATACCAGAGGTTTATATGATGAAGCTAATGTGAAATCAGCTAATAGAGTATATGCATCACAGGCTAAAACTATCAATGAAAATATAGACAATTGGTCTGTATTTAAGCCAGCTGATTTCATAGATGTAGATTATCAGTACGGAGAAATAACTAACATACGAGGTATATTTAATAGATTGTACTTCTGGTAGAATAATGCTTTTGGAGTATTATCTGTAAATGAAAGATCATTGATACAAGATAATAATGTAGGTCAGTTAGTATTAGGTACTGGTGGTGTATTAGATAGATACGATTACTTAAGTACTTTAAATGGCACTAAAGTTATTAATGATAGAAGTATAGTAAACTCTAGTAATAGTATTTATTGGTATGACTAGGATAAGAATGAAATATGTAAATCTACAGGAGGCGGAATAAGTATAATAACAAAAGACTGTAATGTACAATCATATATGAACACAATGTATAGTCAGAAAACTAAAGGAGCTAATTCGTTGTATGATAAGAAATATGACGAAGTATGGTTCAGATTATATAACAAGTCTTTAATATATAATGAGAAACTAAATGTATTTACATCTTTATATACATTTGATCCAGATTTTACGTTACCTCTCAGAGATAAGGTTGTAGCTACTAAGAATAATGAATTTTATATAATAAATTCATTAGATATAGAAGGATTTGGTGATACAAGTAAGGATATAAGACTGCGAATCATAGTAAACAAAGACCCTCAATATACTAAAGTATTTGATAATATTGCATTACAAGGAGAGTTTATAGATCCTAATAATAAGATATTAACTAATGACATATTAGATGGAATAAAATTCAACACTAAACATCAAGTAGCGAATAAAAAAGGAGAAGATTTAGTGTTTGACTATCGTGAAGATACTTATAGAATACCTGTTCCAAGATAGGATCAATTCGAGGAAGAAGACAATATGTCATTTCCTGCTAGAATGAGAGGTAAATATATGGTTTGTGATTATAAGTTTAAATCAGATAAGGATTATTCTTTTTAGATACCTTAGATAACAACTACTTATAGATATTCTAGAATTTAATATGAAAAAGAATAAAAACAAAAGAAAAATATAGATTCCTGCTGCGTAGTTTGGTTTGCCGGTATCTTTAAGTAATATGCAGGAATTACAATCCTCTATATCTAGAGGTATTGCTCCTAATAATCCTAGCAACCTTATAGTTAAAAGTAACCCTACTAATGTTGGTATAGGAAATATATCTGGTATAACTTAGGCAATACCAGGGGCTATAAATACATTAACAAGTCCTTTTTAGACATCTACAGCTACTACAGGTGGAGAAGCTACTATGCAATCTATTGCAGGTATTGCAGAAGGAGCAGGATCTGGTGCACAACTTGGTATGACTATAGGTGGACCTGTAGGTGGATTAGTAGGTGGTATAGCTGGTGCAGCTGCTGGTCTCATAGGTAAAAAAGGAAAGGCAGCAGAAATGACCTCATTTACTGACTTTGATGAAGGTACTCTGGGTACTGGCTTAAGAGGTGCATTTAGAAATAAGAAACTTAGAAGACGTAGAGCTGCTATAAGATTGAACGCATTTCAAAATAGAGAAGCTGTAGCTGGTACAGAAAGATTAGCTAATGAGTTTAATGAAGATAACACAGAGTTTGATACTGATGTATTTGAATACGGTGGTAAAGTTCCTTCATCATTGGCTTATGTAGATGATGGAGAACTAATATAGACTCCAGATGGTTCAGTAAGTAAAGTACCTGAACAAGGATAGCCTACAGATAGTAATTTAGTAAACTTACCAGAAGGAAGTAGAATATTAAGTAATACTTTGAAAGTGCCTGGTACAAATAAAACCTTTGCAGAATTAGGTGATAAAGTAATGACTAGAAAAAAAAGTAAAGGAAAAGACATATACGCTTAGAATGCAAATATGCTTAATGAGATGAATAATAAATTAATGCATGACAAACTATTTGCTATGCAGGAAAGTATTAAAGCTAAGAAAGGCATTAAGAACAAAACTAAAGAATTAAAAAGTTTTGCTAGAGGTGGTGACAATACTCCAGCTGGTTATAATGCCGCAGGTTTTATGATAGATCCTAGATTTGCTGGTGAAATTAGTATGGGAGTTAGCGCTCCTACACCAAGAGTTAGAAGTACTTGGGGTATGAGAGGTGACGTTACAGCTCCTTGGGATAATTATGGTAGAATATCAGAAGTAAATGCTGGTACATTACCTGAAGTAACTATTAGCGCTCCTAAAGCAGTAGTTAAAGAAACTCCTAAGACTACTTCTAGAGTAATGCCTAGAATTACTAAATCAACAGTTGCTCCAGACATTATTCCAAATTTAGATACTATTAATGAAGATTTTAGTATAGATGCTACTCCATAGGATATTAGAACTAGAACGGCAGTAAGTCCAACAGTAGAACCAGTTATTACAAATCCTAATGAAGAGCCTGTAAGATTAGATGGATTAAACGGTTTAATTAGTGGTGTAACTTCTCTTGTTCCTATAATGTCTAATTTGTTTACTAGTAGTCCTGAAGCAGTACCAGCTAACTATAACCCTTATGCTACAGCTATTGCTAATACTATGGGCAGACGTAGATACAATATTGATCCGTTGCTCAGAGATATAGAGACTAATAGAAATGTAGCTAATTATGCAGCTAGTCAACAAAGAACTAATACTGGTCAAGACATGGCGTTTAGATTACAGAATGCAATTGCTACTAATAAGGCTATTGCTGCGGCTAGAGCTGCTGAAAGTAATGCAAATAATCAGTATAGAGCTGAATATGCAAATACAATGAATAATTTAGGACAACAGTGGGTTCAAGCTACTAACTTAGCATCTGAACTTAATGCTCGCAATAGAGCTACTGCTAGAAATATTCGCAGAACTGGTTTAAGTCAGTTAAGCCAATGGGCTCAAAATAGAGAGTTAATGAGTAATCAAAGAAGTAGAGATAACGCTATGCTTAAATTGTATGATCCGTTCTTGCAAGCTGGATTTACTTCTGCTGATATGAGTCAATTTAAGAAATGGTTAAATAAGGGAGGTAATAAATAATGACAGCTAATAGATATGATTAGGCTGCTGAAGCCCCTATAATGAATACGTATGTTCCTATTAACTTTGGTGAATTATATAGAATAGGAGCTACACAGAAAGCAGCAGTAGATGAGGCAGCTAAATAGTTTAGTACAGCACTATAGAAATTTGGAGAATTTCGTTCTCCTTCCGCTGTAGATACTTAGAATTGGTATAACTTAACTATTAATAGAAAAGATGTACAGAACGCTATCAATTAGATAGCAAATAATCCTGATGCTATGAAGGATGCTTCTTTTAGAGCTAACTTACAATCGTTAATTAATAGCACAGATTATTCTTCTTTATCCTTACTTAAGGAAAGTGCAGATAATCTTAGAGCTGGATTGGAGATGAGAGCTAAGATGGAAGCTGAAGGAAAATATAAAGAAGGATGGGATGATTCTAATATTCCTCAGTATGATACACTAGGTAATAAAAGAGTATTTAGTGACATTACTCCTGTCAGATACATGACAGCTGATGAGCTATCTAATCCTTACTTTAGTAATCTTAAGCCTAGTAGTTTAGGCTCTGTATGGAAAGATGGAGTTAAGTATAACAGAGCTGGCATAACATATGATACATTATATGATATAGCAAACGCTAGATTTAATGATCTGGTAAGTACTCCACAGGGACAGAAATATTATAAAGAAGCATTACAAGCTGCTGGCGGTAATGAGTCTGTAGCTAGAGAAGCTTTTGTAGGAATGATAGCTGATTCACAAAGAGATAGAATTGTTAATCAAGATACTGTTGATCCATTGTGGTTAATACAAGCTAAACATGCAGCTAGCAGAACAGGTAAAGACGAAATAATTAGACCTAATCCTACTAGATTAGACTTCTTAAACGAATCTATTACTAGAAGTGTACAATCTAGAATTGGTTCTAGATTTGATCAATATAGAAATTATATTGAAGGTCTAATAAGTAAATATCCAAATACTAAGATAGCTCAAGATGCTAAGAAAGGTGTATAGAATATTGATAATATGATGAACTCATATATGTAGCTTAATCAGGCTGCAAGGCAGTATTCTAATGCTTATAGAGCTACAGGTAATGATAATGACTTGATAGTAGCCAGAAGTGCATCTGATGCAGCTGATAGATTACAAGCTCAAATGATCGGTCTTGCTAATAAGCATGTACTTAGAGATGAATTCCAAAAAGTATCCGGCTTCTCTCCTATATCTGTAAGCGGTAATAAAGAATATTCTAAACAAGGTTACTTAAAAGGTGTAAACTCAGCTTTGGATATGATTAAAGGTAATGTTAGCTTACTTGAGAGTGATGATTTATTAACTGGTATAGGTGGTTCACAACAAGAAGTAAAAGATGAGAATGGCACTACTAAGAATGTATACCAATTTAATGATTCCAGAGGTTTTCTATTACCTGAAACAGTATTCCAAATTGCTTCTGAAACTACTCCTAGAAAAGCAGAAAGAGTAGCTGGTATTGGTAGAGATACAAGCTTCCCGTTGAAGGAAGTACTAGAATCTGGTAATCTAGCTGATGTATAGTTCTTACCTGAAGGAAAAATGGTAAAAGTAGGACCAGGTACGTTTGCTTTATCTGGTAAAATAAGAATTCCAAAGGAAACTATAGAACAAACTTTAGGTACTGGTTTATGGAGTGATAAAGGTCTAACAAGAGGATTTGCAGATAACTTAGTAGCTCCGTTTGGTAGACAAAGTACTAGAACTGCTTTAAAGGATTTATATAAAGCAGCTGAGGTTACAGAGGTAGTTGGAGAAGATGGACACGAATATTTTGAAATGAATATATTCAAAACACTACCAAATACTAACAATGCCCCAGAATTTTGGCAAAGAGTAAATCAAAGATGGCAAGGTGGTTCACCTACAGGTATAGGCGGTACTACTCAAGCTAAGGAAGAATATGGAACTTCTGCATTACAAACATTAGGAATGTATAATTGATAATTATGAAGAGAAAAGTATACGATACATCATTAATAGATAGTATAAGATAGAGAACAGCTTTATATGATGCTTACTAGGCTCCTAAAGCTAATATAGAAGAATATTTCCATACTATGGAGAACCCCTCTTATGAGGGGGCTCCTGATGATTATGGAGTTACAGATTGGGTATCTAATGCTTTTAATGATTGGAATCTTAAAAGAAATGAAGCTATTAGAGATAGTGCATTAGGTGATTATGTAATGGCTGATTAGGATTATAATACAATTCTAAATGCTAAAAATTATATTCAAGCTGTACGTAATATTAATGCCATACTTCCACAATTAAGACAAGACCCTAATAACCAAGACTTAAAACAGTAGGTAAAACAATTATCAGATACTATTCTTAATAACAAAGAAGCATACGATAATATCTTAAATGATAAATTAAATGATTCTTCTTTGAATACAAAGCTGAAAACTGATTTCATTAATGGAAATTGGAATTCAGCTTTAAGTGAAATAGATCGTTAGACAACTGAACAGATAGATAAAGCAACAGGATCTTATGCAGATCCTAATACTTTGTATGCTAAAAAGAGTTCTGCCTTATTCTAGGCTGATGTTGCTCAAAATACCGCTGATGAATACAATAGTAAATTAACATCTGATTACTATCGTAGAAAGTCACAACAGCCAGGTATGGATCTTACTGATATAGATACTTATTTGTTTAAATTGCCAGGTTTATTAGGTTCTTCAGCAGCTACTATTACTAATGATATACTTACTACTGGAACTACATATGCTACTACATCTATAGGTTCTAGTTTTGGCCCTATTGGAGCAGCAGCTGGTATGATTGCTGGAGCAGGAGTATCTGTATTAGGTAATCTATTAAGTAGAGAAAGAGAATCTAAAGGAGAAGTATACAGTAACTATAAATCTGCTGTACTTAATCAGATTGATAAAAGTGGTATTTCTAAACAGTTATTAAAGGATGCCAAAGCAGAAATGCAAAGAATGGGTTCTTATACTCAAGAATAGATTGATAATGATGATTACGTATACGATCAATTACTTACTAATCAAGTAAAAGTAAACAATATTAAGTTCGATAAAATACGTCTTAACAATTTTGAAGGTATGAAATCACTTTATACCGACAATATGGCTTTGTCTACTTGGGATGCTACTCAAACTATGTTAGAAGTTGTACCACTGGGCAAAATAGCTAAAAGTGTAAGAGGATTAAAAACTTTAGCAAATAAGTACGATAAAGGCAAAGATTTTCTAAAGGGTAAATTAGCCGAACGTATAGACGATATAACCAGCTTTGGTATAGATAGTGTAGATAAACTGCCTAAAAAGACTAAGAGAAAAGCAATATTAGATTTAGGTGGTAGAATTCTCATATCTTCTGCTATGGAAGGAGCGGAAGAAGGAACCCAATATATGAAGGGTTAGGACTATATTAATAGACACTTTGAAGAAGATCCTAATCTAGCAAAGAGTTTCATTAAGAACATGGGATCTGGAGCAAGATCTATATTTGCAGCAATTACTCCTTGGGATTCTGTATATTCGGATGATGCTGAATTCTTAGAGAATTTTAAAGGTGGTGCGTTACTTGGTGGTCTAATGACTGGTGGAATAGGTGCTGCTACCACTTACTTACAAACTAGAGACCAATTACAGGCTGATAAATTGCTATCAGCTTTGTATGCTGAAAAACTAGATCAAAAAGATAGAGTAAGAAAAGACATTGTATATGCAGAAATGGCTGCTAATAATAAGTGGGATAACTTGATGCAGTCATTTGACAATCTTCAATCTGCTAATATTGATGGTCTTACTCAAGAAGATATAGAAACTGAAAGAAATAATGCTAATAGAGTAAAGAATATAGCTACATCTGAGTCAGCGTTAAAGTAGGCTGAAGCATTAGGCATAGAACCAAATACTGAGGATTACAATATACTTATAGCTTTAAAAGATCATTACGATAAGCTAGTTGAAGAAGCAGATCAAAATTTTGTAGCATCTTCTAATAAGATGCAAAGTTTGCTGAACGGAGAAGAGGTAAATAAGCAAATCGAGAAAGTAATATCTAAATTATCTGATGAACAACGTTCTCAAATATCTGTAGAAGATATAAGAAATGCTATTTCTCTTTATTCTGAATTAGAAGTATATAATAGACTTATAAATGATTATGAGTAGAATAGTACTAAACTCAATGATCTTGAAAAGAATACTGGTCTACGTACATCTAAAGCAGATGTAATTCATTTCAGAAATCTATTAAATACTGATAAGAAGGCATTAGAAAACAGTTATGATAAACTTAAGAAAGTATTAAGCGAATATAATTTAACTGAATCTGATTTTTAGGTTCCATCTATACATCAGGATTTAGCTGATGCTCAGGAATAGTTAATTCTTTCTGGTCTAGATCAAGCTAGAGCACGTGAAGAAAATAACTTGATGTCTTCTGACGATAAGAAGTCTATAATGGCTAAAATAAATAAATGGAAGAACTCTGAAGCTAAAGAAGATGATTTTGTTCAAGATATAGAAGACTTGTATTCTGGTAGAACATAGGAGAAAGTAGCAGAAGAAGGTGAAGAAGTTACTCCAGAACCTTTAAAACAAGAACCAGCTCCTGTTCAAGAGTAGGAAAAACCACATGAAGATGAGGGTGTAAAGTCAGCTAGACAGAATGCTAAAGAAATTCAGAACGAATTCTTTACTACTGAAAGAGACAACCGTGGAAACGGTAAAGTAGTATTGAACACAAATAATGAATTTGGTCAAGCTTACAAGCAAGCTAGCGATGCTTTACGTGAATCATTTATATCTTAGCACCCTAATGTGAAGAACTATTCGGAGTATGTGGCTGCTTCACAAATGGATAGAGCAGAAGGATAGGAAGCTGAAAGATGGTAGGAAATATACGATCTTAGAAATCAATTAGAAGAAGAAGTATATAACAATGGCAATTCTGATAAAGCTAAACAGTTAGTAAGTCAATTGAAAGAAGCAATAGAAAATAAAATTGATTCTAATTTATTAAAAGAAGCTTATAATGATTTTGTTAGTTCAGGGGAGTGGAAAATATCACAGAACTTACAAAATAGAGAAAAAGCTAGAGCTGAAGAATTGAAACTTCTTGCTCAAGAGGCTAGAGAAGAAATAGCTTAGAGAGAGCAATAGAACATACAGACTAAATAGAAAGAAGCTCAAAAGCCTGCTACTGTTCCTAGTGAGACTGCTACTCCTGTATCTCCAGTTGAAGAAGCTCCTAAGGCAGAACCTTTATCTATAGAAGATGTACCAACTCTTAGTGATATACTTGGAGGATGGCTTGGTGATGAGGCTAAGCAAGCTTTAGAAACTCCAACTCAAGTTTCAGAAGAGCCAGTTCAAACGCCAGAAGAAACACAAACATCAGAACCTAGATAGTTAGAAGAGCTCACATATGATTCTAGACTGGATCCATATTCTCATGAGTTAAATTACAGACTTACTGAATCTAAATAGAATGAATAGGGTCAATGGATTAGGACTTCTAAAAAATTCCAAGGTATGGAACAATACCTTAATAATGAGGAATTTGCAGAAGTTACAGGTCAACCTGACTTTATTAAAGAAGTAACTAAGAATGGAGTACGTATAGTAGTAAGACCATATACTAAAGATGATGGTACTACTACAGATGCTATATACGCTTTATTTAATTACAAAGGTAAAGAATACATTGCTAGTATTAAGACAATAGAAGGGCTGTATGCTAGAGGAAATAGAGCTTTTAACAGACTGCCTTTTAATGACCAATAGCTAATTGTAAATAATCTTAGTGCTTTACGTAATAAAGTTCTAGAACTTAATAAACAAGTACAAGCTAATCCTAACTTAGAAATAGTTCCTACTACCATTAGAAAAACAAACGGTAGGATTGTAAATCTTAAGAATGAAGATGGTAGTCCTAAAAATAGAAAACTTACAGATTCTTCTTGGTTAACCATTAAAGACCCATACTAGATTAATCCTGAAAATACTCAAGTAGGTATTACTACAGGTAGTTTGGGCGGTAGTGTAATTAGATTTAAGAATCAAGTAATATCAGCTAAGGGCTTTCCTATGGGTAAGCCAGTATGGATGATTAAGACTTCTAGAGATGATGGCAGTACATCATAGATAGGAGTTGTTCTTAATTACGATAACTTTAAAGATAAACCTGAAGTAGCAGATTTAATTATTGATTTAGTTACTTCTAAGGATCAATTCTATACTGATAAAAATGGAGTTGTTACTAATATTACTCCATAGAATGTATTACAGTTCTTAGTGAACTTTGGCCCTCAAACAGCCACTAATCCTAATGATACTAGATTATCTCCTGAACAAGTAAGAGCTAGAATGAACAAACAATTCTATTTAGCAGAGGATAATCAGTTAGTAGTAGGTCAATAGGTATACAACTTAAATGATATAAATACTGTACCTGAGATTAGAGAAAGACTGAAAAAATATATAATGGATAATTTCCATTGGAATATAGATGAAACTGGTCTAAGCTCTAATTATTTGGGAGGTGATTTACAATCTCAAGTAAAAGATCCTAAATTGTATCCTTTAGCTTTATTCTTGAAGAACAATAATGTAGATAAGATTACTCTAATACCCAATGTTTTAGAATTTACTAACAAAGATTTCGGTATTATTAAAGATAGTAAAGGCAACAAATAGGTAGATTCTAGCTATCCTAATGGCATCAGTGTACTTGGTTGGTACATAAAGCAAGGTATTTTACTTACTGATATAGCAGATACTATGCAAGATGCTAACATATACATTGATGATGTTATGTTAGTGGATAAAAATGCAGAAAGTAAAGTAGAGCAATCACAACAAAAAGTTCAAGAAGAAACTAGAATGGGTAGTATTACTTTACCTGATGAAACTGGTAAACAGACTACTATTGATTTAGATGAAATATTTTCTATATTGGACGGTAAAGGTAGAAAAGGTCCTAATATGGAAGTATCTGAAGAAGAAGTATCTAGACTAGCCATTAATGAGGAGGATAGAATGGATCCAAAATAGGCTAAAGAATGGATATAGTCTACTTTGGGCATTACTCCTGAAATAGTATCATCCATAATAGATGTTACAGAAGCTGGTAATTTAGTAGTAGGTAGAGTAACAGAGGACTCAATAAAAGTTTCAGAATAGGCTCCAGAAGGTGTTCAGTATCACGAGGCATGGCATAGAGTATCACAACTATTAATTGACTCTAAATACAGAGATAAGATATATAAGAAGTATAGAGAACAAGGTCTAAATGACAAACAGATTGATGAAAAATTAGCTGACCAGTTTAAAGACTTTATGTTAACTGAATCAGGTAATTATAGATTTGATACTAAGAATTGGTTTAGAAGAATATACGACTTTATCAAATTGTGGATTAGAACTGGTCAATATGGATTAGCTAAAGTATACTCAGCGATCAATAGAGGTAAGTATTATGGTTTGAAACCTAATGCTGAAAATGTAGCCAGATTCAAAGAAATATACAAAGGTGATGGAGCTAATATGGAAGTATCTGGATATAAATTTAAACATATTCAGACAGTTAAACAATTAAATGACATTATAAATAGTTTAACTTATGCTTTCTTCCAAGTATCATTTGCAGATGGTAAGACTATTAATTACTCTGACTTATCTAAGGAAGCTCCTAAATTTGACAGACTTAAACTTATACTTCAAGCTCAAGCTTACAAGTATCCATCTGATATAATCAATGAAGTAGTAGACAAATTCGACTCTATTATACTTCCTATGCTTACTACTAAACTAAAGCAATTAGGAATTAGATCAATAGATAGAGATGAAAGTGATACTTTAGTTAATATAGAAGAAGGAGCCGAAGGAGTAAACATAGGTCAGCATACAATAGAGGGCATGAACATCTCTATTAGAGATAATGCTCCTGCTGAAGTAAAGTTCTTCTTTCAAACTATACCTGTATATGAAATAGGAAAAGATGGTACTCCACAAACTAAGTTTGATGAATATACTCATTTTCCTAGTTTTGTAGATCCAAATATAGCTTGGACAAACATATTGAAAGATTTATCTGGGTGCAGAACTATATCTAATATCATTGATAGAGTACAATTCTTTGCTAAGAATGGTGATACGTTCTATCAGGCATTGTTACTTAGATTGACTACTTTGGTAAAGAACTCTCTGAGTGAAGATACAAATGTAGCTACACAAGCTGAAGCCATGCTTACTAAGATAGAAACTGTAATTACTTCTGACATTAATAACTATATAACAGTAAAGATTAGTGAAGATGCAGATACTGGTCTTACAAAGATGGAATTAAAAGATAATACAGTAGATGTAAAAGCAGCTAACTATCCTAAAGTATGGTCGTAGTACTTCTTTAATAATGCTGGCATATATAGATATAATGAAACAGGAGCTATTGTTGCTACAGATAATGCTAAACAAACCTTACGAGTTATAATAGACAATTTTAATAGAATTAGAAATGCTTTTACCAACAATAAAGGTATATTAAAAGTAGGTGATAACAATGTAGATTTGCATATAGCAGCTAACCAAGAGTATCTAAAAGATGTAATTGTTCGTATGTTAAATTCTGTAGGTGTAGGTATAGATAAGCCAACGCTTAATAGAATGTTAATGTCTGGAGATTATGGTAATCCTAGATCAGACCAATATACATTGCTAAATTCTTTCTTAGTAAATAGAATTAAATTTGGTGGTATTCCTAGATTAATAGAAACATTAGATAGTATCAAAAATTCTATTAATAAAGATAATACTATTAAAGATATAGAGAGCCCAGAAGGAGTGATACAACCTACTTAGGTATGGAATACACAAGGTTTTGTTAAGGAAATAGCAAATTACTATGCTTATCAACATGCTACAGATAAGAGTCTAAGTAGCTATGGCCCAGATGGTAATAGCTATTACATGGTATCTTAGAATAACTTTGCAAAAGACAGACTTAATGAAATAGTAAATGATAAGGATACTTTTGATAATCTAAATGCTGTAGTATACAATGGTAATTCTATTATTCTAAATGCAGTTAAAAGAGGTAATAAAGATCTATCTATAGAAACTCTAATAAACTTCAAAGATACCACATCACAAGATGTAGGTAGAGATTACTTTGGTATTACTGATAGAGAAGATTATATTGCTAAAATGGTAGCTGTATTTAACGATAGGATAATATTCCCTACAGTAGCAGATAAAAAGACATACCATTTCATTAGAGGAATTAAGTTGCCTCATGAAAGAATAAAGTTCAATACCACTCCTCAAGGTGCTTATATCCAATATGGGGAGCAAAGTATGGATACTTTACTGGGATATTGTTATGATGAATTGAATCAAATAGAATTGTGTTTAAGACAGATAGATGATGATCCAACTCATTATGATGAGGAAACAGGATTACATTACAACGAAGATGGTACTATCAATAATGATTGGTTAGAACATACCAGAAGAATAAAGAATTTCCATACGCCAAATAAAGTAAGTTGGAAGGATAAGAATGGTAAGAAGCATACTAAGAAATTAGAAGGAAATGGCGCTAGATTCTTATTGTTAACCGGTATTAGAACATCTAAAGGCTTTGTTAGCTTCAATGATCCTATGAAATCAGCTAAAGAAAATCTTTAGACAGCTAAAGATTACTTCTTTAACTTATCTAAAGATACGCAGAAAGCATTTTTAAGCTCTTTGATCAATGAACGTGTTAAACAGGAGATAGCTACAGCTAAAGAGTTAGGCTTGATTGAAGGCAATGAAAATAATGATATTTGGAGTTTGCGTAATAAGCTGCTTGATGATGTTGAATTGAACAATAGAAAGGCATTTTATAGTCAACTTGATCCAACTAATGCTGAAGGATACGCTATATTTGACATGTTAGCTGATTATACAATTAATAGTATAATATCTATTAATGAAGTAGAAAAGTTATTCAGTGGAGCTCCTGCTTACTATAAAGTAAAGTATGATCAATATGGTCCTGTAGATGTGTCTATTGATAAAATCAAACGTCTTGGTTCTCTTACTTCTACTGGTTTGAATAACAGACTAGATTTCTTTAATGATCCTATTAGAGATGAATATGTAGTTGCTGAATTAAAAGACCATGAAATAATGGACAAGCAATACTACATCTATGAAGGATTATTTACTAGAGGTAATATTAAGGAAACTATTCAAGAATTAGAAGGTGAAGATGCTTGGAATCAGGTAAAAGATTTAAGTATTCAAGAGATTGAAAAGATCTATCCTGAATCAGTCAAGATAGCTAAACAAGCTGCTAAAGTAGAAGTAGAAGGTTACAAAGAAGGTATAAATGTAGCGGATGCTGCTGTATATATTAGCCCTAATATGACTAGAGATCTACTTAGAATGCGTGGGGTATGGTCTCCTGAAATAAAGAAAGCATTTGAAATTCTTACTAATGAAGATACAGCTAATCTATGGGATTCAGATCCTAAACTGTATGCAGAAGCTAATAAGGTTATTCTAAATGCTATGAAGTATATGGCATTCGGTACTAGATTCAATGAAATACCGGGATTAGGTATACCTTATTTTAATAAGATGGCTCTATTCCCATTATTCAAGAGTATAGCTACAGGTGACATTAAAGCATTGTATGACAGGATGGTAGACCCAAGTAAACCAGTAGATATGGTTCTATTTGACTCTGCTGTTAAAGCTGGTTCTAGATCTCCTATGAAGTTCTATAGAGTAGCTAAAGATAGTGAAATAGAACTAAGAGATGGTCAAACTGTTCTTAGTGCTAAAGTTACTGATGAGTTAATTAACGAAGAAGGAAATACTCTAAATGACTTTAATAACTTAGTTACTTATACTCAGAAGTTTAAGTACTTAAGACAACAATTAGAGACTAATCCTCATACTCACGAAGAATAGATGGCTGGTACTCAGTTTATGAAAGTAAATCTATCTAATCTACGTATGGATGATTTATATGGTATTGAAGGTCAACAGGTAACTGGTAGACAAATTAAGGATACTATTATGAATGCTTTGAATAAATTATCTGATATGGGTGTTAAAGACTTAGAAGATGAATTATTCAACAAAGACGGTAGTGTAAATGTAACCAAATTAGCTAAAATGTTAGAAGATGATGCTAGAGAATCTGATGCTAACGATAATGTATTATCTGGTCTCAAAACAGCTAATAATAAATTTATAATGCCTTTGTCTTCTTTATCAGATAATAAGTGGTTAGAAAGTAGATTTATCTCTATGATCAATAAGTAGGTTATTGATGTTCATATACCTGGTGGAGCATTTATCCAAAGATCTACTTTAGGTCTAGAAGCTACTTCTACTAAGGTAGTAACACCAAATATGATAAATGACGGTAGAGTATTAAAATCTATAAATGAGGAGGGTTCAATGGATTCGGTAGTAAGTATAAACTTATTTAAATACTTTATACCTAATTATGAAAACTTAACATATAGAGAAGCTAGACAGTGGCTTATTGATCATGAAATTATTGGTGATAAAGCTAAAGCTAATGCGATAGGTTATCGTATTCCTACTCAGTCAATTGCATCTATATCTCCATTAAGATTTGTAGACGTGTTCCCTGAAATAATGGGTGATACTATCATGTTGCCAGAAGACTTTACTAAACTTACTGGTTCTGACTTCGATATTGATAAATTGTATGTAGCTAGATTTGCATATAATAAGAATGGTGTCAAGTTTAACAAAGGTAATTCTCTTAAGTATGACGAAGTGCGTAATTCTATAAAGAATGAAATGCTGGAAGCATATTTAAAGGTATTACTTACTAGAGATAATACTAACTCTCTTAAATTGTCTATTGATAATGCTACAGAGAATGTTAAGGAGGTACTTAGAGATATAGAAGGACCTAGTAGTTATCATCCTACTCCATTTGAAGTATATTCACCTACATATCAAGAAGCTAGAAAGGCTGAATATACTGGTGGTAAGGCTGGTATTGGACCTTTTGCCTTGAATAATGCTCATCACATTCTTACTTAGCTTACTAAACTTAGCATGGTTAGAGATGTGTTCACCAATACTCTAAATATATGGAATATAGGTGGTATATACGATACTCCAGTGGCAGGCATGAAGAAAGGTGGTAGAATACTTGACTGGTTATCAGCTATGATCAATGGTTTCGTAGATATTGCTAAAGACCCTTATATTGTAAGATTGAATGTTAATTCATGGACATACAATATGGTTTCTTTCTTGTTACGTACTGGTAAAGGTAAGCAGACATTCTACTTTGTTGCTCAACCCATTCTTAAAGAAATGGCAGAAGCTGTAATAAAGACTAAAGGTAAGTATGGTATAGATAGAACTAAGACTCCTACTCAGTTGGAAAATGAAGCAATTGAATCAGTACTTGATAAATATGATCCTACTAAGAAATATAGGAAAAAATATGAATTTATAAATGGCAATGAAAATTCAAAAGCTAACGAATATCAAGACTTATTTAGCACATATCAGAAAGAAAATGGTGAATATACATCTAGAACAAGAGAGTTACTCAAGCTAAATAAAGAAGAAATAAGTAACTTTAACGAAGAATAGGTTCGTATATATTATGCTTGGAAAGCATTAAAACCATATGCTGATTCATTGGCTAATTTGGTTAAGTATTCTAAAGTAGATACTAAGAAAACTGGTAAGACATTTGCTGAACAACAAACATACTATAATGGTATGTGGGCAATGACAGAGGATGCTAATTTTGCAGATGGTGAAATTGAACGTTTCTATAATGAAACTTTTATTGCTAAAAAGACAGAAAACAGTATTCCGTTTGGTACTTCTATATTCAAGAACTTATTACTTAGAAACACTGATACTTTCTTAAGTAAGAAAGACATAATGTTATCATTACTTGGTAGAAAGAATAATGCTGATTCTAAACTACTTAATGCTCTTATTTCAGGAATGGAAGCTCAAATTAAGAGCGGGTTTTTTAACCAGTTTATATACCAAAATGGTATTGATATTCACAGTATGTTTACTGGAAAAATGTCAATGGCAAAACGTATCAATAACTTTAAATATGAAATACTAAAAGGTAATCCCAAACTAAGTAGATTTTTAAATAATGACGGTACTATAAATAATGACTTTATAAATTATTTGATACCCAATATAGATTATAATGGTTTAGATTTCATTGATACTTCATCTTTACTTGATGCTGATCAATCACAAGCTAATAACTTGATAAACTACTGGAGAGAATTAATAGATGACCCAGAACCTAGAGTAAGCCAATTATTTAAAGATTTAGTAGTATATGCGTTCCTTACTTCAGGGGATAATCCTACTATGAACTCATTCTTCCAATATGTTCCAAATAGTTATAAAATATCAATGGGTTATACTGACTATATATAGACTAAATTAGATGAATTATCTAATGGAGTTGATCAATCTATAGTAAGAGATGACTTATTCTTAAATAACTGGCAAAATGATAAGCTAGTAAGACCAGTAGATCTGTATAACAATAAAGGAGTCAAATTATACTCTATATCGTTAAATGATTAGTCTGTAGTTCCTAATATCATATTAGGAGAAAGGTAGGATAAAACAGATAGACCTGCTATTAGACCTAGTAATTGGTTATCAATGACTTATGTTAATGATAAAGGTAAACTAATAGAAGGTAAATTCCCTATATTCTACCCATATATTAAGATAAATGACGGATTAGGTCGTACTCCAGCTAATTATCATGTATACTCTCTTATAGGCTATAAACAAGCAGCTGATCCAGAAACCAGACGTTTAAATTATATACCTATCTATGGATTAGTATCTAAGAAAGGATACAAATACAGAGGACATACTGTAGTAGAATACGGTAAAGAATCTCAATTTGATTTTAATAAAGAAAGTGTATGGGATTACACTGAAGCTTTACAAAATCAGGAAGCATTAGCTGATATGGCAGATGATTATAGCAAACCTAATTGGTAGAATTCTGATATTCATTTGATTACAGACCTTCCTCCCTATTAGAATATGAATTATGCTAAAGAGCAATAGGATATGAAATTTGAATGGGATCAGGATGATAAAGATGATAATGAACAAGGTGTAGTACTTAGTGAAGCTGAAGAAAGTAAAGAAGACTCTAAAAATCTTCTTTAGTTAGAGGCTGATCTTTTGTATAAGATGAAGGAATACCTGACTGAATTAAGCAAAGATAATACAGATTTAGCATCTAGTATAGATGATAAAATGGAAGAATTTACTCAATTGTTACGTAAAGAAAATCCAACTACTCCAGAAGAAGTGGAAGGTTTGATTAACAAATTTATATGTAATTTATAATATGAATAAATATTGTCCAAATAAAAATCTTCCCGAATGGAAGGAGTTAGTAAAGGTAGTAGGTGAAAATAAAGCCTACTACCTTTGGGATTAGAATAAAGGTAATAGTTTAGATAAAGCTCCTAATGGAGAGGATTCTAAGCTATTTTCAGACCTTTTAAGCTAGTTTGATAATAATCGTGAACAAGCTATTCTAGCAAAGGCTGAAACCTTTACAGAAGCTTTTAAAACACAATTATCAGATGAATTATCTAAACAAGTAGATGAAAATGGTGAGCTGTTAATTGAAGCTTACAATAAAAGAAATGAAGTTAAATAGGGTTCTTCTAATACTTTATTGGAATAGTTAGGAGAATTTGCAGATACTGTAGATGTAGTAAACTTCTTTATTAATCACGATGAAGTAAAATCTCAAACTAAAGAACTTCTTAAGAAGTTAAACAAGGTTAATAGACCATTTGTAATATATAAAGGTCATAAAAAAGGAGTTAGAGCCGAAGCTGGAGCCGCCTTATATTTGTATTCAGATGTAATTAATTCTTCATCGGTATAGTTAAACGCCGAAGATGTTGCTCATGAAATGTTACATATTTACTTGCGTAAAGAATATGAAACTAATGAGCAATTTAAAAATTTACTTGACGAATTACAAATTGAATATAGAAAGAAAATAGGGAGTGTGTTATATGGTTTAGGTAAAGATTAGTAGAGTGATGAGTTTTTAAATGAAGTACTATCAAACACAGCATTTCGTGCTCATTTAAAATTAACTGACAGAAGTAAGTTCTAGAGACTGTGGATATTTATAAAAGGTATAATAAATAGGATAATCACTGGCAAAAAATTCATTGTTTATTCTAAATTACCCGAAGATATATCTAATTTGCAAGATTACGCTATGTCTTTACTTGATAAAGTTAATCAGGGAGAAATAAGTATCCATTCAATTGATCATTATGATGAGGAATATAGTGGTGAAACATTCAGTAAATTAGACAATAATCAACAAAAATAGATAGACAAACTATATGACAAGATATAGAAAGGATTAAAAGATAGATTAAATGCCATTAAACATTACAATGTAAAAAATCCTAAAGTATGGAACCAAATATCTACTATTATATCACAATTGTCTAAATCTGAAACTGAACAAGGTATACTACAATTCGTACAGCATGTAAGTGATACTATAGAAGATAGTATTAAATTCTTATCTAAATCAATAGGTGATATTAATGCTAAACAAATTAGACAGCTATCTAATGACTATTTAGGATTCTATAAACCTCTTATTGATTAGATACAATACGCAGTAGATACTACTGATATATTCAAAGAATTACCTGAGTACCCAACAATAAAGTAGAATATCGCGAATATAGCTTAGCAATTAACTATAGTAAACAATAGATTTACTAATGTGCTTAAAGAGAAAGGATACCAATTTCTACAAGAATACCTACAATCTAGAGCTGTACCACAAGATTATATAGATAAAGTATTAGCATGGTTAGACGATCCTAAACATGATACTAATATATTTATGAATTGGTTTGGTATGGCTACCAATAGTGATAACATGGTACTACAAACTATAGCTAATATGCTATAGAATACTGTTAATAAGACAGATAGAGAAACATTAGAGGTAGGTACTGAATTAGTTAAATAGCTGAATAAAGTAAAGGAGAAATACGGTAATGACGTTCAAAAATTACTATATGAGAAGTATGACGACGGTACATATACTGGATTAAAGGTTACTCCTATCAATAAAGGGCAATTCAAAAGAGATTAGAAGGAATATCTAAATAATTTATCTAGTAAATTAGGAATACAAAAAGATGAGCATGACCAATACATAATGCCTGATGATGAAGATATTCAAAGAAAATGGTTTGATGGAGTTAACAAATTCTACTCTAATAGAGCTAATAGAAAGTATAAACCAGAATATTATTCAACTAGAAATAAAATGCTTTCTATGAAAACCAGGGATGCTATAAATGAGATTAATAACTATATTAATACTATAGTAGATCCTATTACAGTAGATGGAGTAGAATATGATAACTTATTATCAGAATCTGAATATAATTCATTAATTAGTTTACGTAGACAAAAAGCTCTATTATCCAATAGATATAATCTAGATGGTAGTATAAAAACAGGGGATGATTTAATCATAGCTAACGAGTTGCATTCCTTTAATGAAATAGTTCAGTAGCATGTAAAGTATAAAACAGATAAAGAAAGCTATAATAGAGATAGAGCAAAAGTAGTAGCTAAGTATGGTGAAGGATCTACTCAACTACAATTATGGGAATCAAGAAATTTAAAGAAATAGTACACTTAGGAATTCTACGATGAATTAGATAGTTTAGGTAAAGTAGAACAATCTGAAGAATACAAAGAAGCTATAAAGAAACGTAGAGAATTCCAATAGCTATTTAAAGATCCTCGTACTGGTAAGATAGATTCTAATTTAATGTCAGATTCTGAAAAAAGGGAACTATTGAAATTAGATTAGGATATAGCTGATTTATATACTTGGACAGAATAGATTGACACGGATAAGAAATTTAGTGATATAGCTGAAGTAGTTCCAACAGAACAGTACTATAAAGATAGCTAGAATGCTAGAGAAGCTGGCATAGAAGCTTATAACGATTGGTTTAATAATAATCATTATGAAGACGGTAGAGGTCGTATGCATCCAGCTTCATATTATACAGAATTAAAACCAAAAGATGAGTTATTAGAAAAGTATACAGAGTATGCACCAATAAGTAGATACTCTACTATAGATAGACAATCAGATTGGTTTAATAAGGACTGGGATCCAGCTGGTCCTACTGTATAGCCTAATAAGAAATATTATGACAATAGTAAAGCATACAAAGAAATAGTTGATAAACCTGAATTAAAGAAATTATATGACGATTTATCTGATACTATCAATAAGGCTAACAAGTATATATCATTCTTAACATTTGGTGACGATGGTAGAATGCCTCAAATACCTGCAAGATTTATGCAAGTATTAGGTAGAAAAGATAGCGTACTAAATGCTTTGAAATATATATTTGATGATGTAGCTGTTACTAGAGTAGATGATACTGATTATATAGATGATTTTACTACTATGCCCAATGGTGATCCTATCAAAGTAATACCTACAAGATTTATAAATATGCTAGAAGATACCAATGAAATATCAACAGACGCTGTTGCATCTGTAATAGCTTATTATAACATGGCTGCTAATTATAATAATATGGTAGAACAATAGGATGATGTTGAATTATTACTCAATCTTCTAAAGAATATTCAAATTAGAACTAAGAAAGAACTAAAAACAGCAGGTTCATCTAATGTATATAAACAAGCTTAGCTATTAGTTGATAGAATAATGTATGGCAGAAATAAAACTCCTATTACAGTAAATATATTAGATAAAGAGATAAATATAGGTAAAACATTGGATATAATACGAGGATTTGTTACTAAAGTAAATCTATCAGGTAACTTGTGGTCTATTGGCGCTTCTTTCTTTACTGATACTACCTATACTACTTTAGAAGCCGAAATGGGTAGATTCTTTGATATCAATGACCTTAAATTTGCTTCTAATGAATTTGCTAGATAGTTACCAGATATGATGGCTAATATTGGCAATCCAGTACCTAAAGGTAAATTGTCTTATTTGTTACAACTAAATCAAGTAGTAAAGGATAACAAAGAAATATTTGATAGACTAGACTAGAGTCAGGTATTAAGAGCTATAAATCAAAACTTCTGGTTTGCAGGTTATACTTAGTCTGATTATACTGTTAAGAGTCATACAGTTATTAGTATATATCATAGTTATAGATTTGTAGATGGAGAAGGTTTTATGACTAAACAGTAGTATATTGATAAATTTAATTCTAATAGTACTAAATTTGAGCAATTGCCTGTAACTTTATATGATGTATTTGTAGAAGATAAAGAAGGTAATATAAAGATATAGGATAAGTATAAACAGTATGTTAATGATAAGCTATAGAATGAGGTAAGAAATAGGATTAATATACTTACTTAGAGATTTGATGGTACTTTACGAGAAACAGATAAAGCGGCAGTACATGCTAACTCTATAGCTTCTTATATTGTGTTACATCGTAACTTTATGATATCTGCACTGCATGATAGATTTAAGAAAAAATAGTTTAATCTTGATTTAGGAGTAGAAGAAGAGGGTTATTATCGTTCTACTAGTAAGTTCTTGAAGAATGTTATAGGTCAAAGACATTTTGCTATGGCTTAGCTATTAGCTGACTATAATAATTTAAAAGATTACGAATAGTATGCAGTTAGGAGAGTATTAAATGAATTAGTACTAATTGCCGCTTCTACTACTGTTGCTCTTGCTATAGCTACTATTGTAGATGGAGATGATGAATATGATACTTGGTTGAACTAGTCTATTACTTATCTTGCAATGCGTTCTGCATTTGAATTTAGAACTATGTATAATCCATTTGAATTTATTTCATTAATTAAGTCTCCTACAGCAGCTTTCAATTGGTTTGATAATGCATCTAGCTTTATTAATCTAATTAATCCTGCGTCATATGTAGGTGATAGAACTCCATTTACTATTATAGATAGAGGGCCATATGAAGGATTGCCTGTTATACTTAAGAATATAATTAAAGTTACTCCATTCAAGAGTATAATGGAAGCAACAGATCCGAAAGCAAAAAGAAATTATCTATAGAATTAGTTAATGAACTTCTAAAAGTTTCTATCTAAATTATCAATTCGTTAGATACAATGTAAAAAAGAAGGCTGAGTATTAATTTACTCAGCCTATTTTGTTATGAGAGTTCATCACGCTCTTCATAACTATAATAATCTTCTTCTGGTAATTCAGCATTTATAGACTCACCAAATCTATATGTATTTAGAAATAACCTCTGCGCTAATTCTGGAACAGGCACGTTTGCCCAAAATCTATTTATTTCTAATGCTGCACTTACATTATAAGTTTTACCAGTTGATTGAAGATTATGTATATCTTTTTTATACTTAGGGTTACTTAAACAATAAATAGTATAATGCTTATTGTTTATAGTAATATATTTAGTATTATATAAAGAGTCTAACTGTTTAAACTTTCTATATCTATCTAAAGATTCCTTAGTATTAACACTACTATCATATAAAAGAAAGACCTTTTCTTCTAAAAAAGGTCTATTCTTATCAGTAGTATATGCATTTATGTAACCGCTTTCTACAGTTAAATCATTCCATGTAAGATTATCATCTAATAATGGAACTATATATATACTAACATCATTCAAGTTCTTCAGTACCATTTCCTTCGTAATAACTACGAGTATGCTCCCAATTATTAGTTTGGTAATGATATGAAAGTTCTGATAATGCATTGATAATAATGTTTTTACGAGAGTCTAACTCTGTTTCATTAAACATATTAAACACTCTCACTTCATAGCTACCATTTGTTTGTATAGCTATAATGTATGCTTCACAATCATAATCTGAAATATCAATATCTTGATCTTTCATATACCATGTAATAGCTAACAAATAGTAAGCAATCTGTCTATAATAATCAAATTCTTCTACAGAATGTTTAAAGTTATAGACATCTGATGTTGTTTTTAAGTCAATTAGAATAATTTTCTTATTGACATGATCAAATATGCATCTATCAAGTAATGACTTACAAGGTGCATACCAGGTCTTATTTTCATCCATTTTAAGACTATCTGTCTTAATAGGAAATGTCCAGTTAATATGAAACTCATTATGAGATTCTACTCCTGGAGTGTTTGTTAGTAATTCATTTGCTTTCTTATGTTTCTCAATGTTAGACTTAATTGTCTTTAACATATTAAGATCTGCAAATGAAATTGCTTTTTTATTATTTTTCAAAGACTTTGACTTAATATATTCATCATATCTTTGAATAAAGTCTTTAGCTATTGCTAATTTAGAATCATCAGACAATTTATTACTATATGCTTTATTATAAGCATTTAATAATATCTTATCTTCATCTTCTAATGGATCAGTAGCTTTAAATGTAGCGTACCAATCACAAAATTCTTTTTGTTGTTTTACTTTAGGTACATCATACTCAAGTATTACATAATCATTCCAGAATTCATCTGGTTGAAGTATGTATTCATGTATCATAGTACCCTTTTCTAACTGTGGTAATTTTAATCCTTCTTCTTTACCGTCGAGCATATTACGGAAATATAAAGGACCTTTTTTTAAGAACCAACCTATAGAAGAATTTGATATTCTCGTGTTATCTTCATAATACGGTTTATCAATTATCATTGTTCTTCTTCGTTTTCTTCTTCAGTTTTATGTTTAATTGTTTCAACTAAGAGATTAAAAAGTAAATCTTCTCTAGATTTATCTGATTTTTTCTCTAAATCAAAATCAATAGTTACTATTTTAAGTCTTTCTCTTATCATATAACTGTCAGTTAAAATACTACAGTTATATTGATTAAGATGACCGTATGATATACCATTATGCCAATGTCCAAAGAAATGATGCTTATACTTGCCAAAACAGTAATTTTCAAGCTTTTCATTATAATTCGGATTCTCATGAGTAATGAGTATATCACAATTAGGTATCTTTTCATATGGGCATACATACTCATCATATTCATGTTGAGTATCTTCAAATGCCCATGTTTGCCAGTGTATAGGAGCTATCCATGGAGTTCCATAAAATTTTATTCCTTCATATTCATATAACTCATCAATAAGAAATACTACCTTATCATTAGTAAGTAAAGATATTTTATCCTTAAACTCCTGTAAAGTAGTATCTTTTATTAATCCGTTATATAATTGTTCAATGTATATATCATGATTTCCTGGTACTACAAATATCTTTTTACATGATAACTTATTAGCCCATGTAATAAAAGCAGTACTCCACCATGCATCTGATTCATCAGAACTTCTTTGAACAATTAGGTCTACTACATCACCAGCAATACATAATACATCACATTCTGGTATAGAAGGTAATATACCATGTAAATCACTAATTGCACATATTTTCATAATGCAAACTTGCTGTTAATTTATATATTAATACTGCACAAAAAATTAACATTCTTTTAAATGTTTTATTAACTCGTCTACTTGTTTCTGATTATGTACTACATAGAACTTTATATTAGGTTCAAATCTAAACAAGTAGTAGTTAAATAGTTTTTCACGTAAAGGCCATGCCTCATTAGGATACCCTTTACATTCAATAATGAACTTATCTCCTACAAAATCAGGTAAATAAGTCATTGGTCTATATTTCTTTCCTCCAAAAGTAAAAGCTGGAAGAAGTTCATATCTATGCTGTTCATATTCAGCACTGATTTTAGCTTCTTTCAGCTTTTTATATGTATATGTTTCAAGTTTACTTCTAAACTTTATTCCATCATATATATTAGGAGTTGCATTCTTTACTTTTCCCTATTTCTTCTTCTGCCCCATAAATACATTCTTCAAATATTTTTATAACATCCCTATCTATTTGTAGTATTGTATCTGTTAGTTTACACACACCTACAGTAAGCATCACTACTACAATAGTAGTTAATAGGAATGGGATACAAATTAGATTAGCTATAACTTCTCTAAAATCTTTCCAAAATGTTCTTAGTTTATCTTTTAATGTTTTCATAAAGCCATTTTTTAATAGTTTCAAAATCATTTGCTTTAATAGCATCTGATACATCCTTCGCTTTGAACTTTTTGTGGATTAAAAGCCCTTCTAAGCCTGTTTTAAGGCTCATTTTACGAAGATATTTTACGCCAGCTTCATCCCTATCGAACAATATAATAATACGCTTAAAACGCTTCTTAAGTTGTTCTAATACCTTATTAGGTATAAAAGTTGACTCTGAAGAAGGAGATATTGCTGATATCCCCATTTCGTATAAACACATGACGTCTTTCATACTCTTTGTTATTATGAGTACATCACCAGTTTTAGGTAACTGTTTAAACCCCTGAATATCATTCTCTGTCAGGTTATTACGCCATTTTGTATATTTATCTGCTAAAGGTCTATAAATCTTAAAATGATTATATACCTTATAAGCATACATAGGATTAGTATCCTTGTAAATACCCTTTACAATACCATTACACAGGTAATATTTAATACTACTTACTCCAAATTTCTTTAAAGTATCAATACTAATATTAAACTGAGACCAGTAATTGATGTCTGTTAGAGTAAAGTCTTGTCTTACTACACCAATTACTGTCTCTGTTGACGGTATGTATTGCTTAGAGCTAACGAGTTGCGTATTATTAGTAATTTTAAGCTTATTAACTATATTATTAAGTATATCAGAATAATTAGTTAAACCGGTAAGTAATGAAACAAACTTAATTACATTACCGCAATCACCTGTACCATGATCTTTAAACATTAATTGTTTAGTAGTCCTACTATAGAAGCATCCAAATGATGGATTTTTATCCTTTCTAAACGGACTGTTATAAATCATGCCTACTTTAAAATTACCAATATATGCTGCATATATATCATATTCTGTTACTTTAGATAATATATAATCTAGAGTAATATTCACTTCATCTTTTATATTTGTAGTGTCGTATAGCATATGATATAGATTTTAATTTGTGGAGTATTGCAGAATCGAACTGTAATATAGGCATATTATAATAGAATAAGCTTGCTTATATTGGCTCTATTGTAATAGTCAGCTATTTCTAGTTACCTTGTTTTACCATTAAACTAATACCCCTTTAAAACGTGAGTGCATACTATTCCAAATCTATTATTTTGTCTAAAGACTCACATAGTGGTATGCTACTCACGTATCGCTATATTATGCCTAGCGTAGGCAACTGTTTAAAGACTAAATTAGAAAGGCAAATCGTTACCTGATTCCTGAGTATCTGTAGAAATCATATCTAACGGATTCTCTTCCTTATTTTCTTTGTCTGCTACTACAGGTCGAACAAATAAGTCAATGTTCAACTCAGTAATTTTACTCTTCTGTCCCTCAGGTAAATTCATCGGTTCAATAAAAGTAAATTTACAGTAGTTAGGCAAAGTAGTATAGCCTTTATTATTATAAACTATCTTTACTTTAAGTAAAATATCTTTATTTGCTGCGTTTAGCAAATTAACAACCCAATTTGCAAATTCATTAAATGAAGAACCTGCGAAAACAAGTACTTCTTTAGGATAGAAACATCCTAAAATCTGTAGAATACGCTTTACTTGTCTGGTAGCTCTAGCTTGATAATCCTCTTCGGACTCATTAGGTTTCTTAGTAGATTCCCATTCAGTATGAGTCATGGTCTGTTCATCTTTCTCAAACTTAAATTCGATAAAGATGTTTCCATTAATGGATTTATCAACTCTAGCACTAACAAATTTCACATTTTCGTGAATACCTGCTTCTAAGTACTTATTTTTACTCTCTTGTATCTGGTTTGCTAATTCTGTACTATAAATCATAATTCTAATTCTTTAAACTGATATAAAATACTGTTAAAGTTATTCTGGTAAATATATTTTGTCCCAATAAACTTTAATATTGTTATTTTCATCGCTTTCTGCAATAACAATATTCTTACCTCTCAGATGTGGTGCTCTTGCTTCTCTTACAGAGTTATCTCCTCCTTCAAAAGAAATATGAGTTTCATTTTTCTTTCTATATACATAGCCTACTGCATCAGCTTCGCCACATATAATATTAGCAAGTTTACCAACTAAATCTAGAGACATCTCAGATAATTCTTCACCTTCTTTATTAATCATCTTATCCTTAAGATGACCAATTAAGATAAAGTTATCACAAAGATCTCTAAACATGTCTATAACTTTTCTTACAGCTTGCTGTAAATACATGTATCCAGAACCATTAGGTAAGGTTCTAACGTCATTACCTGAGTAGTTCTTTCCCATAGGTGTCTGACGATACAATGTAGCTGCATAGCTTAGACATATTTCCTCGAGTCGAGATGCATTATCGAGAGTAATATACTTATACGGTTTCTTTCCCATTGACTTAATTTCTTCTCTAATAGCATTTGCAATATCTCCTAAATCTTTTACAGACCTAGCTTGTACTGCTAATGCTTCAAGGAATTCAGAGCCTCCTTCTAAGTCAATAATTAGGTTATTATCTAGCTTAGAAGCTAAAGTAGTCTTACCAGCCTTGGGCTTGCCAAAAATTATCAAAAATCTCATTTTGTTCTATATAATACGCTACTATTATATACGTTCTCTTATGAACTGCTATATGTCACCATATAGATCAGACTATATCATCATCTCACATAGAGATGTTCCCCACTTCCATCTACAATCACTTTAGATGTACTCTCTTTCGAGATAGTCGTTGAACTTTCTTTATGATTATTGTAAATCCTTTTAATTTGTTCTATAAAAAATGGTAAAGTTAAGTCCATTTTCATTCTATTGCAACAACCACAGCATGGAACACAATTTTCAGTAGTATAGTTCTTTGAGTTATCTAGTCTATCAATTCCTAGACATCTTTCCTTACCGCAGTAATAGCAAGGTGATTCACATAATTTTCTAACTTCTTCTTGAGTTAAATTGAAAGATATACCTCTATTTAAAGCATTACATTTAAAATGTATGTATTTATGTCTAATATCCTTTGGAAGAAGGTCTTTATATTTCTCTTCAAAGTTCTTTCTACGCCATTGCCCTAAACATTTGCTACATCCTACTCTACTATCTACCACATTATCATTTCTAACTTTAAGTTTTCTTCCACATACTGTACAAGTGCATATAAAGTATATTCGATTAGGTATACTTAGATCTATGTCTTCTACTTTTAATGTTCCAATAGTTTTTCCAATATATTCTTTATATTTATTTAAAGTTTTTTCTGTAATCATAAAGCTTAGCTGCTGATTGTTTTAATATATTCCTAATTTTATATTAAAAACGTAAAACATATTAAAAGATTCCAGCAATTCAAGGAATTTTCATTATATATCACTATATAATGTCCCAGTTATCTAGGATTTTCTACTTTAGCTTTTACTTTCTCTTTTGGTAATACAATCATAAAAAAGCTTTATTTTTGTATCCTTACTGAAAGTTTTTGGTAATCACTGATAATACGGACAAATTTTAATATTTTTTAAAATAAACCACGATTCTTAATCTTAATCGTGATGTCAATGATAGTCTTTTTAGTTTTTGATTTCAAATGGTTCAATGAACCAGTTGCAATCGGAATAATTTCATAACCAATCTGTACGAAATTATCGAAAATCTTAATCGGTGTACCGAATTCATCTTCAAAGTCATAATCCTTCTTAAACGGATAATTCTTCTTTGCATAGATATCAAGTGCATTCATTGCACTGAAGAACTCTTTCTCCAAATCAAAGTTAATACTACCGTCAGCAAAACACTTAAACGGACAGTTTGCACATTCTTCTGGCATCCAGCCGATATTATGAGTCTTACTTAAGCCTAGAGTAATATAGTCACCAGCTCCAGCGTATTCTACACCAAAATCACATTTAGGATAGTCGTAGTTGCTTTCTACTGTCAACCAGGGATAAGCATTAATAACTCGTTTCATCAACTTTTCTTTATAGATATCTGCACTATTGTTGTTTTTCGGTAACTTAAAAGTATATGTTTTCATAATTTTCAGCCTTTTTTAATTGTTATTACTAAACGAAATCTTCCTTGCTGGTTCTTCTTCTCGTATAGTCTCAATTAAATTATTGTATTTCAAATCATTATCAAACTCTAATATTGTACACTCTCCTGCATCTCTATTTTTAAGAATATGTAGGTAGACTTTGTTTTTTACTAGTAAACGATTTGGTCCATACTGTTGTATATTGAGTAATTCTGGTCTGTGAATACATATGACATAATCAGACGCATGAAATATAGTATCAGCAGAGGAGATGTCACTACGCATTGGATAATGCATAGAAGGGTTGTTAATTCTTTCAGGATTTTCTATATTCCGATTCATCTGTGATAACTGAATTATAGTAGTATTAGGTAATTTCTTTACCTTAATAAACAGTTTCTGTAATTCGGAAATAACTTGCAAGGCACTTTCACGATTTTGACCTTCAACAAGAAGAGTATGATCAAGTATAATCACAAATTTCTTGTCTTTAGCTTTAGTTTCATAGAAGTAATTAATAGTAGAAGCTATATCTTCAACAGTACCAGGAGTATCTACATAATATATAGGATACGACTTTATTTGTTGAGAAGTTTGTTCAACTCTATCTAATAAATCATCTGTTAATTCATTATTAGCACTATATAGCTCAGCAGTAGTTTGCCTTAACTTACTGCTTATTTTTCTACCTACTTGCCTAGAACTTAACATTTCAAATGAAAAATTAAGTACTATAACATCCTGATTAGAATTTAAATCTATTAAATCAGTTTCAAGTGTATTCACAAATGAAGATTTACCACTACCAGATATACCTACTATAGTATATATCGTATTTGGTTCAATTCCTCCCATACAGGATTTATTAAACTTATTCCATCTTGTTCTTAAAGATTGAATTTCGTGGTTCTTTCTTTTACGAATATATTCTACTGCTTCATTTGTTGCAGTAGATATATGACGAAATGATAGTGTTTTAGATGATATCTGTTCCATAATTATAAGTATTAGGTTGATAATCATCTAATTTCATTTGTTCCTCAAAGGTTTCCCACTCATGTTGAGTGAGCCATTTCCACATAGTTTTCATATAACCTATTT